GTAATTTAGTTGTTATTAAAGATGCCAATGTATATGGTAATATAAATGCATATTCAAACTTAAATGTCACATACGATTCAAATATACATGGTAATTTAATAGTTGGTAAAGATGCAAATGTATATGGCAATGTCTATGCATATTCAAACTTAATAGTAACATATGATTCAAATATACATGGTAATTTAGTTGTTATTAAAGATGCCAATGTATATGGTAATATAAATGCATATTCAAACTTAAATGTCACATACGATTCAAATATACATGGTAATTTAATAGTTGGTAAAGATGCAAATGTATATGGTAATGTTTATGCATATTCAAACTTAATAGTAACATATGATTCAAATATACATGGTAATTTAGTTGTTGTTAAAGATACAAATATATATGGTAACATAAATACATATTCAAACTTAAATGTAACATATGATTCTAATATACGTGGTAATTTAATAGTTGGTAAAGATGCAAATGTATATGGTAATGTTTATGCATATTCAAATTTAATAGTAACATATGATTCAAATATACATGGTAATTTGGTTGTTGTTAAAGATACAAATATATATGGTAATATAAATACATATTCAAACTTAAGTGTAACATATGATTCTAATATACATGGTAATTTAATAGTTGGTAAAGATGCAAATGTATATGGTAATGTTTATGCATATTCAAACTTAATAGTAACATATGATTCAAATATACATGGTAATCTAGTTGTTGTTAAAGATACAAATATATATGGTAACATAAATACATATTCAAACTTAAATGTAACATATGATTCAAATATACGTGGTAATTTAATAGTTGGTAAAGATGCAAATGTATATGGTAATGTCTATGCATATTCAAACTTAATAGTAACATATGATTCAAATATACATGGTAATTTAGTTGTTGTTAAAGATACAAATATATATGGTAATACTTATGCATATTCAAACTTAATTGTGACATACGATTCAATTATAAATGGTAATTTAATAGTTAGTAAAAATGCAAATATTAGTGGTAATACTTATTTAGATGGTAATTTAATTGTTACATATGATTCAAATATACATGGTAATTTAATTATTATGAAAGACACAAATATAAATGGTAATACTTATGCAAATGGAAATTTAATTGTTACATATGATAGTAATATACATGGCAACTTAGTTGTTATACAAGACTTAAGTATATATGGTAATCTTTATGCAGGTAGTATTATAATACTTGATTCAACAATTCGTAATTTAGTAGTTACCAATGATGCAAATATAAATGGAAATATATATGCAAATGGAAATCTAATTGTAAAATATGATTCTAATATAAATGGTAATTTAGTAGTCCTCCAAGATGCAAATATATATGGAAATACTTATGTATATAGTAATTTGATTGTTACATATGATTCTAATATATATGGTAATTTAGTTGTTTTACAAGATGCAAATGTATACGGTAATATAAATGCATATTCAAATTTAAATGTTACATATGATTCCACAGTATATGGAAATTTAACAGTGTATGGAAAATGGTATGCTAAAGATATATTTACAGGTGATACAACAATACTAGGTAATATAGTAATAACAACAGATGCCAATGTATATGGTAATACTTATGCATATGGTAATTTAATTGTAGCATATGATTCTAATATATATGGTAATTTAGTTGTTTTACAAGATGCCAATGTATATGGTAATATATATGCATATTCAAATTTAATTGTTACATATGATTCCAATATATATGGTAATTTAGTTGTTTTACAAGATGCCAATGTATATGGTAATATATATGCATATTCAAATTTAATTGTTACATATGATTCAAACATACATGGTAATTTAGTAGTTTTACAAGATGCCAATGTATATGGTAATATAAATACAGAAAGTAATTTAATTGTCAAATATGATGCAGATATATATGGTAATTTAGTTGTTTTACAAGATGCCAATGTATATGGTAATACTTATGCAGATGGTAATTTAATTGTGACATATGATACAAATATACATGGTAACTTAGTTGTAATACAAGACGCAAACGTATATGGTAATATATATGCATATTCAAATTTAATTGTCACATATGATTCTAATATACATGGTAATTTAATAGTTGGTAAAGATACAAATGTATATGGCAATGTATATGCATATTCAAATTTAATTGTTACATATGATTCAAATATATATGGTAATTTAGTTGTTTTACAAGATACCAATGTATATGGTAATATAAATGCATATTCAAACTTAAATGTCACATATGATTCTAATATACATGGTAATTTAATAGTTGGTAAAGATGCAAATGTATATGGTAATGTTTATGCATATTCAAATTTAATTGTTACATATGATTCAAATATATATGGTAATTTAGTTGTTTTACAAGATGCCAATGTATATGGTAATATATATGCATATTCAAATTTAATTGTTACATATGATTCAAATATATATGGTAATTTAGTTGTTTTACAAGATGCCAATGTATATGGTAACATTTATGCATATGGTAATTTAATTATTACATATGATTCAATAACATATGGTAATTTAGTTGTTTTACAAGACGCAAACATATATGGTAATACATATGCATATGGTAATTTAATTGTTACATATGATTCAAACATATATGGTAATTTAGTTGTTATCCAAGACGCAAATATACATGGTAATACTTATGCATACGGTAATTTAATTGTTACTGATGATTCCAAACTATATAGTAATTTAGTTGTTGAAAAAAGTGCGAATATCCATGGTAATACATACGCATACGGTAATTTAATTGTTAATTATGATAGTAATACATATGGTAATTTAATAGTTGGTAAATATGCAAATGTTTATGGTAATGTTTATGCATATTCAAATTTAATTGTTACTGATGATTCCAAACTACATGGTAATTTAGTTGTTTTACAAGATGCCAATGTATATGGTAATATAAATGCATATTCAAATTTGATTGTGACATACGATACAAATGTACGTGGTAACTTAGTTGTTATCAAAGATGCCAATGTATATGGTAATATATATGCATATTCAAATTTAATTGTTACATATGATTCAAATATATATGGTAACTTAGTTGTTTTACAAGATGCCAATGTATATGGTAATATATATGCATATTCAAATTTAATTGTTACATACGATTCAAACATATATGGTAATTTAGTTGTTTTACAAGATGCCAATGTATATGGTAATATATATGCATATTCAAATTTAATTGTTACATACGATTCAAATATAAATGGTAATTTAGTTGTAATACAAGACGCAAACATATATGGTAATATATATGCATATTCAAATTTAATTGTCACATATGATGCAGATATAAATGGTAATCTAGTCGTTTTACAAGATGCAAATATCTATGGTAATACATATGCATATGGTAATTTAATTGTTACACATGATTCTAATATATATGGTAATTTAGTCGTTTTACAAAATGCTAATATCCATGGTAATACTTATGCATACGGTAATTTAATTGTTACATATAATTCAAATATATATGGTAATTTAGTTGTTGGGAAAAATGCAAATATATTTGGTAATACTTATGCAGGAGGCAATTTAACAGTAAAATACGATTCAAACATATATGGAAATTTAGTTGTTTTACAAGACGTAAACGTATATGGTAATACATATGCATATTCAAATTTAATTGTTACATATGATTCAAATATATATGGTAATTTAGTTGTTTTACAAGATGCCAGTGTATATGGTAATATATATGCATATTCAAATTTGATTGTTACATACGATTCAAATATATATGGTAATTTAGTTGTTTTACAAGACGCAAATGTATATGGTAATACTTATGCATATGGTAATTTAATTGTGACATATGATTCTAATATATATGGTAATTTAGTTGTTTTACAAGATACTAGTGTGTATGGTAATACTTATGCATATGGTAATTTAATTGTGACATATGATTCTAATATATATGGTAATTTAATAGTTGTTAAAGATGCGAATATCTATGGTAATATAAATGCATATGGTAATTTAATTGTGAAATATGATGCAAATATAAATGGTAATTTAGTCGTTTTACAAGATGCTAATATCCATGGTAATACTTATGCATACGGTAATTTAATTGTTACATATGATTCAAACATATATGGTAATTTAGTTGTTTTACAAGATGCGAATATTCATGGTAACATATATGCTTCTAGTAATTTAATTGTTACATATGACGCAAATATATATGGTAATTTAATTGTTTTACAAGATGCGAATGTACATGGTAATACTTATGCATATGGTAATTTAATTGTTACATATGATTCAAATATATATGGTAATTTAGTTGTTTTACAAGATACTAGTGTGTATGGTAATACTTATGCATATGGTAATTTAATTGTTACATATGATTCTAATATATATGGTAATTTAGTAGTTGGTAAAAGTGCAAATATATTGGGTAACATAAATACTTGTAATTTAATTGTTGCCTATAATTCTAACATATATGGTAATTTAGTAGTTGGAAAAAATGCTAATATATTTGGTAATATAAATACAGAAAGTAATTTAATTGTCAAATATGATTCTAACATATATGGTAATTTAGTAGTTGGAAAAAATGCTAATATATTTGGTAATATAAATACAGAAAGTAATTTAATTGTCAAATATGATTCTAACATATATGGTAATTTAGTAGTTGGAAAAAATGCAAATATATTTGGTAACATATTCACAAGAGGTAATTTAATTGTTACATATGATTCGAATATATATGGTAATTTAATTGTTGGTAAAAATGCAAATATATTTGGTAACATAAATACTGGAGGTAATTTAATTGTTGCATATGATTCTAATATATATGGTAATTTAATTATTGGAAAAAATGCGAATATATTTGGTAACATACATACAGAAGGTAATTTAATTGTAAAATATGATTCTAATATATATGGTAATTTAATAATTGGAAAAAGTGCCAATATATTTGGTAATTTAATTACACTTTCAAATTTAATTGCATATGGTAATATTAATGGATTTGGAAATTTAATTGTGACATATGATTCAAATATATATGGTAATTTAATTGTTGGAAAAAATGCAAATATATTTGGTAACATAAATACTGGTGGTAATCTAATAGTAACATATAATTCTAATATATATGGTAATTTGGTAGTTGGAAAAAATGCAAATATATTTGGTAATATAAATACTGGTGGTAATTTAATTGTCACTTATGATTCTAATATGTATGGTAATTTAGTTGTTGTCAAAAATGCAAATATATTTGGTAATATAAATACAGGAGGCAATTTAATTGTTACATATAATTCAAATATATATGGTAATTTAGTTGTTGGGAAAAATGCAAATATATTTGGTGATACTTATGCAGGAGGTAATCTAACAGTAAAATATGATTCAAATATATATGGAAATTTAACAGTTTTAAAAGACGCAAATATCCATGGTAATACATATGCATATGGTAACTTAATTGTTACATATGACGCAAATATATATGGTAATTTAATAGTTAGAAAAAATGCAAATATATATGGTAATACTTATGCATATGGTAATTTAATTGTTACATATGATTCAAATATACATGGTAATTTAATAGTTTTACAAGATGCAAATATATTTGGTAACATATATACTGGAGGTAATTTAATTGTTACAGATAATTCAATTATATATGGTAATTTATTAGTTTTTCAAGACACGAATATATATGGTAATACTTATACATATGGTAATACTTATGCATATGGTAATTTAATTGTTACAGATGATGCAAATATATATGGTAATTTAGTCGTTTTACAAAATGCTAATATCCGTGGTAATACTTATGCTTATGGTAATTTAATTGTTACCCATGACTCAAACATATATGGTAATTTAGTAGTTTTACAAGATACCAATGTATATGGTAATACTTATGCCGATGGTAATTTAATTGTTACATATGATACAGATATATATGGTAACTTAGTTGTTTTACAAGACGCAAACATATATGGTAATGTATATGCATATGGCAATTTAATTGTTACATATGATTCAAATATATATGGTAATTTAGTTGTTTTACAAGACGCAAACGTATATGGTAATACATATGCATATGGTAATTTAATTGTTACATATGATTCCACCATATCTGGTAATTTAGTAGTTTCAAAAGATACCAGAATATATGGTAATACATATGCATATGGTAATTTAATTGTTACAGATGATTTCAATATAAATGGTAATCTAGTCGTTTTAAAAAATGTAACTATAAATGGTAATACTTATGCGTATGGTAATTTAATTATTACATATGATTCAAATATATATGGTAATTTAGTTGTTTCACAAGATGCCAATGTATATGGTAATATATATGCATATTCAAATTTAATTGTCACATATGATTCAAACATACATGGTAATTTAGTTGTTTTACAAGATTCAAGTATATATGGTAATACATATGCATATGGTAATTTAATTATTACACAAGACGCAAATATCCATGGTAATACTTATGCATATGGTAATTTAATTGTTACATATGATTCAAATATATATGGTAATTTAGTTGTTTTACAAGATGCTAATATTCATGGTAACATAAATGCATATTCAAACTTAAATGTAACATATGATTCTAATATAAATGGTAATTTAATAGTTGGTAAAGATGCAAATGTATATGGTAATATATATGCATATTCAAATTTAATTGTGACACATAATTCAAATATATATGGTAATTTAATAGTTGGTAAAGAGGCAAATATATATGGTAATATAAATGCATATAGTAACTTAATTGTTACATATGATTCTAATATTCACGGAAATTTAGTTGTTGTTAAAGATACAAACATATATGGCAATACCTATGCATACGGTAATTTAATTGTTACATATGATGAAAATATATATGGTAGTTTAGTTGTTGAAAAAAGTGCGAATATCCATGGTAATACATATGCATATGGTAATTTAATTGTTACACATGATTCTAATATATATGGTAATTTAATAGTTTTAAAAAATGCTAATATTTATGGTAATACTTATGCTCGAGGTAATTTAATTGTTACATATGATTCAAATATATATGGTAACTTAGTTGTTTTACAAGATACTAGTGTATATGGTAATACTTATTCATATGGTAATTTAATTGTTACATACGATTCTAATATACATGGTAATTTAGTTGTTTTAAAAGATATAGAAATTTATGGTAATGTTAATATACAAAAAAACTTAAATATATCAAATACTTTAATTATTAATGGTAATTTATTGATTTCACAAGATGCAAACATAAATGGTAATATTTATGCTCATAGTAATTTGATTGTTACATATGATTCCAATATATATGGTAATTTAGTTGTTATACAAGACGCAAATATACATGGTAATACTTATGCATATGGTAATTTAATTGTGACATATGAATCAAACATATATGGTAACTTAGTTGTTTTACAAGATACTAGTGTATATGGTAATACTTATGCATATGGTAATTTAATTGTCAAATATGATTCTAACATATATGGTAATTTAGTAGTTGGGAAAAATGCTAATATATTTGGTAATATAAATACAGAAAGTAATTTAATTGTCAAATATGATTCTAACATATATGGTAATTTAGTAGTTGGAAAAAATGCAAATATAATTGGTAACATAAATACAGGAGGTAATTTAATTGTTACATATGATTCAAATATACATGGTAATTTAGTTGTTATGCAAAACGCAAATATAAATGGTAATACTTATGCACGTGGTAATTTAATTGTTACATATGAATCAAACATATATGGTAATTTAGTCGTTATGCAAAATACTGGTGTATATGGTAATACTTATGCATATGGTAATTTAATTGTTACATATGATTCAAATATACATGGTAATTTAGTCGTTATCAAAGATACCATTATTAATGGTAATACTTATGCATATAGTAATTTAATTGTTACATATGATTCAAATATACATGGTAACTTAGTTGTTATACAAAATGCAAATATTCGTGGTAATACTTATGCAAATGGTAATTTAATTGTGACATATGATTCAAATATATATGGTAATCTAATTGTTGGAAAAAGTGCAGATATATTTGGTAATTTAATTACACGTTCAAATTTAATTGTATATGGTAATACTACTACAAATGGTAATTTAATTGTGACATATGATTCAAATATATATGGTAATTTAATTGTTGGAAAAAGTGCAAATATATTTGGTAACATAAATATTGGTAGTAATTTAATTGTTACATATGATTCTAATATATATGGTAATTTGGTAGTTGGAAAAAATGCAAATATTTTTGGTAATATAAATGCGAGTGGTAATTTAATTGTCACTTATGATTCTAACATATATGGTAATTTAGTTGTTGGTCAAGGTGCAAATATATATGGTAAAATTAATGCATATAGTGATATTAATGCACAAGGTACTATAATTTCTAATCTTATTTTATTAAACAATAAACCGGTATTAAGTGATCCAAATACAGATTTCCTAAACTATAATAACAAAACTGTTTTAACAGTTGATGATAATAACATATTAAATGTTGGATCTTTTATAATTCATGATTTTACAAATTTGATAGATGTATTATTACAAGTTGATGGAAACATTTCATGTTCAAGTATATACGTAACATCAAATGTAAATAAAAAGAAAAATATTAGAGAAATTACTGAAACTGAAATAAATGAATTAAGTAAAATTAAATCTTACAATTTCGATTTAAAATCAAATAATACAAATAACTTTGGTTTTTTAGCACATGAAGTATCAAATGTATATCCGATGTTATCAAATGGTGAAACTGTCAATTACATAGGATTTATTCCAATATTATTAGCAAAAATAAAAATATTGGAAAATGAAATTAATATTATAAAAAAGAAATTTAATGTGTGATTTGTTCTTTAATTTTTTGTAAATTATATTGTAATTCTTGAAATTTTACATAATTTACTAAAAATAATTGTATTTTATCTTTAAACGCATCAAAATATTGATTACAATATACGATGATTTTATCACGTTGAGTTATATATTGAGCATGATGCGCATTTGGTTCACCAGGTATTAATCCTCTAATATAATGTAATTTTTCTTCTAAAATAAATGTTAATGAACTCATGTTACTATTTTGTGGAATTGGATCATTATCATTATATTTGTATGTATACAAATTTAAAATAATACTTTGGGCTAAATTTTGTTCTTTATATGTTGGATCAAATTCAAAAATTTTTCTACAAAATTCATTTAACATTTGTTCATTAAATCCAAGAGTTTCTTTATTAATATCAATTAATAATTTATGAATCATATCGTAAAAAACACTTGAAAAATGTAATGTTATTGTATGGACGAGTGCATTACAAAATCTCTCATAAAATGGATTTGTACTAATATTTTTATCCTCAGAATATTTTTGAAGTATACATCTGTATAAAATTTCTGAAATTTCACAATTATTTGTAATCTCACTATGTTCCCATATTATTTTCTCTTCATCAAAACAAAATAATTCAAAATATGTTGGAGGTTTACCATTAAAAATATCTGTATTAACATTCTCTAAATTATATATTGTAAATAAGTTTTCAAACATTACATTTACATTTTTTGGAATTATATTTAATAATTCAGTATTGTTTTTTAATGTTATCATTAAATTAGAATCATAAATTTCAGCAAATAATGGTTTACATTCATGAATTATATCATTTCCATAAAAATTATTTTTATTAAATTGGATTCTATTACTAATCATTTGAATAGGTGTTAATTTTAATTTATTTTTTATATTATATAATTTATCAAATTTTTCAGCACATAACTTATTAAATAAACTGTAATTTTCTAATTGAACAAGATAATGCAAAATTGTATTTCCATCACCATCACGAGATAAATAACGTGATTTTATTAACAATTCTTTTATAATATCAATATTATTTCTGTAACATTGATATGCTTCATTTGTTGAATTATAATTATAATTGTAATTGTAGAGATTCTTTTTATCTATTTCATTCATGAAAATTTCATTTGCTGGATCTTTTCTCATATCTAATGTTTTTAATTTTAAAATATCCATATTAAGTCGTCCATGTAAATGATCATCAATTTTTTTTATATTACCTAATGCGGTATTTCTTAATATTTCATATGCATAATAAGTTTTATAATAATCTATTAAATTAACGATCATTCTATTAGCATATGTTATGATTGTATCTTGTTTAAAAGTGTTAAGATCTAGACCAGATGTATTATATTTAATAAAAAGAGGATCTAATTCATTATTAAAGTTTGGATTACGTACTGGTGCTGGTGCTGGTGCTCCTGCTGGTGCTTGTGGTACTGGTAAATTAGGTAAAAGAATTCTATTATATAAATCTTTTATTACAAGAGTACGAAGATCATTAATATTATTATCAAATAAACCTTTAACATTTGCAGAAGTAATATAATATATAATGTTATTTGTTGATATATTACCTGGTACTGCTGGTACTACTGGTACTGCTGGTGGTATCAAATTAGTATCATTAACATATATCAGAGATGTAGGATCAGTAATACATTGTCTATCAATTCTATCATTATCCTCATAAATATTACGTAATTCTCTCTTATAAGTATCTATTAAATTATTAATTTCTTTTAAAACATTGCTATTAACTTCTTCTGCATTTGATTCAATATTATTTTGTATTGTTGTTATTCTTTCAGTTACATCTATATTTAGATCACATCTTACAAAAAACGCGTTAATTATATCAAGCCATCTTGGATCAAAACATTCTTTGATTCTTTTTATAACAGCAATAGCTAATTCATTTTTATCTTTTTTATCGTCTTTAAAAAATTCTTTTGGTATTACTAATTCTTCACATGCTTCTATTTTTCCTTTTAATGCTAAATGAATTGGTAACATGTTATTAGTTGTTGGCGCATTTATATTTGCTCCATATGTTATTAACATTTTAACTATTTTAAAGTTTCCATTAATAATTGCTATATGTAATGGTGATTTTTTATCTTTATTATACGTATTAATAGGAGCTCCTCTACTAATAAAAAATTTTAATAATTCTATTTTTGCCAATTCATTAATTAATTTATCATCTACCATCAATAATTTATGCGTTACAGAATTATTATCAGAATCAGTAAATGTCAACTTAATATCTGGTGTAATTTTATCATATAATATTTGATAATTTGTACTTATATTTGAAAAAATAAAACTTTTTAATTCCTCATTAATTATTGGAGCATAAGATTTAGTTCCTTGATTTGAAAAATTTGAATAATTAATAGTACTTTTTTCTAAGTATTTACTCATAATATCTATAATATAAAAAAAAATTATTATTAATATTATGTCATATTTTAAACCTTTGAATTCTAATGAAAACAATCTACATATTATACGATTTTCAATGAATAATAATGGTACTGTATTATATCCGTCATTAAATCAATTACCTCCTATTTTTACAACATCACCACCTACATTCACTTCTGGTAACTTAATTGTTAATTATACTGGGATATTTGATCCATCAGACACACCATCTGTTTATGCAACACCAAATGTAACAGCAAATGTTTCAGTTATTAAGAAAACCGCAAATGGTTGTTATATTTGTTCAAGTAAAACATTTTTACCAAATGTCGATGTATTAATAGTCGGTAAAAAAGCATCTGGACCAGTATTTGCAATTTCTAATAGAGGATGGAAATTTACTACAAAAAGTACAACAAATGATAATATTGTTTATTCAGATATGTTAGTAGGTGTTGGTACTGATAATCCAGCATTTAATTTAACTCATTCAGGAAATTTAGGATTCGTACCAAATTCATTAAACAGTTCAACATTAGATCCAACAACATTACAAAAAAACTATTTAAATCTAATTAATATTGATCAAACAAGTAACATTACATTACCAAAACCAACATCTACAAATGGTCAAATAATGGAACTATCAATAGCAAATATAAATGTTGCTAATGGATATTTAAATTTGAATATGCAATCTGACTCCAATATTTCTGCAACAAATACATCTAATATTATTTTACAATCAATTGGAGATTCAGTATCTTTATGCAGTTATAGTAATAGTTGGGTTGTTATTAATCAAAATATTAATCAATTAATTCCAACCTATAATCAAATACAAACAAGCGCATATTCAACACCTTCTGTATTTCTAAATGGTAAATTATCAATAATAAATATTAATAGCGTAAATGCTAATATAAATTTACCCGCATCAACCGGATATGACGGTACATATATTGAAATGGTTGTTGGTGCGAATACATCTCCATATTATGCAAATTTAATTTTATCTAATATCACATGTAAACAATCATCACTTGTATTATCAAATATTGGAGATCATGTTAAATTATTTGGTTATAATAGTAAGTGGTTGCTCATTGATTCCAAATTCAATTAATTGTTTAGATTTATTTACATTAACATCATTATATTGTGCTTTTTGTTTAATGTATGCTGAATAAAAAATATTTTTATCAGTATTAACAGTTTTATATATATCATATAATTTTGTACTAATAAATAATGTGCTTGTTAAGAATATTAATGGTGTACTATTATCAAAAAATTGTGATGCAATTATATAAGCACTAAAAATCGTATTGACAATAAAAAGAAAAATTACAATATATCCACAATATTGATATTGTCTATTTAACTTTACTATATTATCTTTTCTTTCATCAGTTAATTTTTCTATTATTTTTCCAACAGTTTCACTATCTGTTGGAATATGATTATTAATATTTAAATATGTATTTAATCTATTTTCACGTCTTATTTCAACTGCATATAAAAACAAAAATGAAAAGAATGTTAATATGTTTATACCAAAACAACATCTATATAATATATCACCTTTCATGAAATTATCAGATGGTTGACATCTTTTATTATCACACACACCAGAAACAAATACAATTAAAAGAGTTCCGGTAAAAACACGATATGATTCAATTATAATGATTCCAAGTGTAAATAATTTTCTTAAAACAATTTTATCCAATGATTCAATTTTTAACATATAAAATCTAAATATTTTAATAAATATTTAAATAATTTACCATCATAAATTAATTTTAAATTCTGAATCTATGGTTCTTTTAATTATATTAAAAATAATATCACTATTTTGATATTCTTTATTAAAATACATAATAATATTATTATAGGTTTTCTTACAAATATCTTCTATATTAGTGATTATTAATAATTTTATTTTCTTTTTATTATCATTATTATATCTGATATTAAGATCAAAAATGAATTTTTCCCATTTTTGTATATCTTCTTCTTCTCTAACTAAAAAAGTTTCATAAGTATTAAGTGGTAATAAACGTTCATTTAAATTATCACATACTCTAACAAATAGAATATTATTATTTCTATTTAAATCATCATTTAATCTATTAAATCTTCTTTTATATTTCTCAATTACCTTATCTTTATCTAATATAAAATTTTGTTTATTGAAGTCATGAATCATCACAGCTTTATTATTTTTATCGACCAAATTAGTATTATCGTATAAATATTTCTCCTCAAAAGTAAAAAAATTTTCAAAATTATTAAATGAATTTAATACAAAAGATTGTATTGTAATTAACCAATCATATGGATATGTTAATTGATTTAAACTTCTTAAAGATCGTCCAGAACAACAACCACCTACACCACCTAAACTTATTATTTTAGTAGGAAATGAATAATTATTATTAGTAAATATTAAATTATCAATCAATGGTGATTCTATATTTTTCCAACATATCCAAAATCTTCCCAAACCTTTATTAAATGTCTTAGTATTTTGGATATCCCAATTATAAATATGAAAATTAGAATTTAAAATTGGATCTTTTATAAGTGAATATTGAAACCCATTATTTTTTAATATTTTTTCAACATATGTTTGAGAAGGTCTAATACCAATTGAATTAAATGCTTGATCATAGTTATTATATTCATTACCTTTAATATAAAACGTATCATCATCTGAATCACATACTTCCGATTCTAAAAGTAATAAATCACATCTTTTTGAAACTTTTTTTAAATGTATTTCTATTTCATTTAAATGATATAATAATCCCCAATGTAGAATTATATCATATTTTTTTAATATATCATCATTATCACAATCAATTAATAAGGTTTCTATATGAGGATAAATATTACTAACAACATTAATATGTTCTTTTCTAGCATCACTACTTGATACGATTGCACCTAAATTATAAAATTGATTTCCTATATGACCATGACCACATCCTAATTCTAATAAGGTTTTAGATTTGAAATAATCTTTTTGTATATATTTTTTTATTCCATTCATTCGTGAATTTATCCAATTATCATAGTGTCCTCTAAACATATTATAAATAATAAATAATTATAACTATTTAATCTTATATAAAATCTAAATATTTTAATAAATATTTAAGTAATTTAAAATTTACCTGCATTTTTTGTTGATGTTGATCCAGTTTCATATCCCTTGAAGTTTTGAACATTTAAGGGATCATACTTTCTGTCGGGTCTGGGTGAGCAAAAATAAACTTCTAGTGCTTTCTTGTTATTACGGATTAATTTATCACCATTGATTTGTAAGAATTGACGGTATGATTGACTGTCTCCTAATTTATATTCTTTTGCTAACGCAAGATCACCTAATTTGTGGGCACGGTAATCAGTAAAAACTTTTCCGTCTTCCATTAACGCAGGGCATGTAGGGAATTTATTATTGCCATAACTACTAGGGAAAAATAATTGACTCATTTATATATATTATATATAGATATTTTTTACGAATTTTATGTATTCTAAGAATTTTATATAAAGAGATTTTTATATAAAAATATAATGGAGACTATAACTATAAATATTTCTGAATATCCTAATTTAAAAGATATTAAAAATACAAAGAATTTTCAAAATATATTACAAACTATCTTTAGGCTCGGATATAATACCTATTTTAATTCTGTCTCGAATAATTTAGAATATTATACTGTTAAGGATGATCTTGTTAATACCTTAAATGAAACAATTCAACCCTTAAATGACTTAACAAGAAGTTTATATGGATTAAATCAATCTACTAAAAAAGGTAATATCACAGAAGCTATGATTGAAGATATTATTAAAATTCAATTACCTGAATACAACTACGATATTAAACGTGGAATTGCTCATAATGCAGACGGAGAATTAACATCTCCAACAGGATTAAAAGCTCTTGTAGAGATTAAAAACTATAACAATACAGTACCAGAAGATGAAGTTGATAAATTCAAATATGATTTATCTTATCGTAATATTCGATATGGATTATTTATATCAACTAAATCTGGTATCCAAAATCAGAAACCATTTTCTTATGAAAGATATGATAAAGATGGAAAAACATATCATATTGTATATGTTTCAAAAATATTTGAGGAAAATCACAAAATATATACAGGAATCATGTTATTAGAAAATATTTATAAATTTATACGTAAAAATGCTGATATAAATAGTTTAGATAAAACTATTCTAATGAATTTACGTAAGATAGAAAAAATAATAGAAGATTTCTCACGGATCAAAATAAAGTATTTAGAGATGGAATCTAATATAAAAAGATCATTAGATGATTATTACGGAATTATTCGTGATGCTGAATATCAAATGAAAGAACGTTTTAATGATGTATGGGATCAAATTGTAGATCAAGAGAATAAATTGATAGTGTATACTGAAAAAGAACAGATAGTAAATAAGTCTAATAAAAAAATTCAAAATATTTTAGATAAGATATTATCTAAATTTGATGATAATTTTAAATTTGTAATTGACGAAGATGAAAATATAAATATTTTACATAAAAAGGAAATTGTGTGTAAGGTCATATTATATAAAATAAAAATTGTAGTTAGATTTATGAATTATGATTTAACAATTAATAATATGTCAGATGATACAAAATTATTGGATGCGTATATAATGAACAGAAAAATATAAACAATATAGTCACAATAAATAATATATAATAATAATATTATAATAATAAACATATGTCTGATAGTAAGAAGAATCATTTTACTTTTTATCATTTTGAAATAATTTATTTATTCGCAGTTTGGAGTCTACTTGAATCAATCATTTATTATATGTCAAATGATAATAAAAATACAGCAATGGTGATTAATATAATTATTTTTCTTGTAATGAGCACTGTATTATATATAAATCCCGAAATTAAAAATTATTTCCATGATTGATACTATGCTTTCAACATTAATAAAAAAACAAAAATTGACATAAAAGCATCAACTAGTGGATTATGTGCTTTATATTTTCCAATTCTTCTCTTAACAACTTCTAAAATATGATCATGAAATTTTAATATTTCATCATTTATTTTAATTTTTTCATCATATAAATACATATATGTATTGTGTAATGATGGTGATATTACCTTTGATACAAGTGTTCTATTAAAAACTGCAATATCAAAATTATTTATTATACGTAATTCTGTTTTATAATATCTAATATCATTATCAAATGCTTGTAAATCTGTTGTTTCCTTATGAACAACTAATCCTTCACTAAAATATTTAATTAAATTATCTAAATACTTTTTTGGATCTTTTACCCTTTTCTTAACTTCTACATCATTATCATATAGATTCATGTAAAATTTAAATAATAATTGATATTCTTTGGGAATACGATTATAATACATATTAAACATTGCTTTTGGCGCTTGTTTTTCAATTAAATCTTTATTTGTATCTAAAATAGATTGATCATTCTTTTCTATTGCCTCACGTAATAAATCTTTTACTTCCCGATGGGGGATAAAAGTTATTAATTTTTTCTTACTTTTTACATCGTCTAAAACTGGCTTAATAATAAATTTTTTTTGTATTTCTAACATCTTATTTTCTGTTGCCTGAGATACACTACAGTACTCTGTTCCAAGTAATCTAATATTATCAGATACAAAAAGTGGAAAATTAACATGCTCTACTAAGATGGGGTATAATTTATCTTTTTCAAATATGATAATTCCGAGTTCAAGAATGTAATGTTTTTGAGCTCCTTTTTCAATAAAATTTTGAAATTCAATATCCAAAAATATAAGATATTTTTGTTTATATAATTTGTCTAACATATTCTAATTTATAAAAAAGATTCAGGCTTAAAAGTATAAAAATTATTATCTTTTTTCTTAAGAAGACCCCACGCAAAAATTACTTCTTCGTCGACTGTTTCGATACTTTCCAAATATAGTCCTGACGCATCAAAAACTGATTGCCAAATATTATCAAAATATGTTTCAACTTCATGATTATATATTGTTTTATTATAAATATTTTCAAAAAATAACTCAACTATATATTCGTCTTCAGGATCTTTTTCGTCGTGTTGAATTTCATATGATAGAAGTTTATATTCAAACAGTTTATCAGATATTAACGAAGATTGCTCAAAATATTTATATTCCATGTATAATATTACTCATTATATTTTTATATATTGAGAAATCAATTTTTTAAACAGCATATAATTCTTTACCATTATAAAATAATAAGATTATCTTATCAATCATATATTCTAAATGGGGATCAATATGACATTGTCTAGATAGAAAAACATTTATAGAACTTTTTTTAGCAGAATCTAATAATTCCTTTAATCGATTTGTATGGATTCTTAATAAATGATGATTTTTTTCATGTAATATTTCCCTTAATTCATATTTTAAAATAGTTTCCCATTTTCCATTATTGAATACAAGTGCATACTTATTATTAATATTATCTATCTTTATTGTTTTATTTTCAGGATGATCCTTATCAAAATATATATCTTGGGCTAATTTCATATATATCTTATTAACATCATTCTTTAGTATAAGATTTTTAAAATATTCATCATTTAAATACGATATATCTTCTTTTCCAAAGTTATTTATTTGGATATTGTTTGTTATATTATTTGTACAATTATTATCAATTTCATTATTAATCATTGAATAAATATATGATACCCTTCCATCAATATCTGTATTTGATGATAAAATAATTTTTAATTCATCATTTGTTAATTTCATATTATATTTACTTAAAAGTATTATTTTATTTTTTATACTTAAATTATTTAATGATATTGATTTTATTGCAATTTTTATATCATTATTTTCTTGAACTTGTTCAATTGGTTTTATAAGTGGTTTTGCATATTCTTTGCATGTATTATTATCTATATGATATTGTAAATTATAACTAGAAGCTAAATATTTTGAACAATTATTACATTTAAATTTTGTTATTACATCACATTTATTTTTTTTATCTATATGTCTCTCTAACTGTTGCTTTGTTTTAAATATTTCTTTACATTTTATACATTCAAAAGAATTCATTTATATATTAGAGTTATATATAATTTATCAAAATAACAAACATATTATATATTTTTAATAATTTATATATTTAAATAGTTTTTATTATATTTTTATTATTTTTATTAATATTTTTTAATATTTTATTAATATTTTTTGATAAATTTATATTTTTAATAAACTTATATTATGATATTATTTATATTATATTATTTATTATTGTTATTATTATTTATATTTTATGATATATTAATTTGATAAGCTAAATAAAAGTATTTATCAATTTAAGATTTTTTACTTTATTTATAAGAAGTATTATTTATGATATTATTATATATCTATTATTATTATTATTATTATTATTATTTATTAAAATTTTTTATCAATATATAATTAATAATAATATAAATAAATAATAAATAATAAATAATAGATATATAATAATATCATAAAGTATTTAAATAATATATATATATTTATCAATTTTTTGTTAAAAAGATAAAGTTATCAATTTAGGAGAGAGAGTATGCCTCGAAAAAAAGCTCCGGCAAGTTGGCCAAGAATTCACTTTTCATTTTCTTGGCAAAAAACTTTTTTTAACAAAATTTTTCATTTTTTGATTTTCTATAAAATAACTTGAAAAAATATATAAAAAATATAATATTATGATATTAAATATGGAATATATAAATATATATCATATATGTATGATATAATATGGTGTATTATTATATCTTTTATAGTTTATAAATATATCATATATACTTTAAATAATTAATTTTATGATATTAAATATATCATATTAATAATTTATCTATACTTTTAACAACAAAGGAATCTCAACATTCTCTCCACCAGTTTCTAAAATAATATCTATGTTATGCTCTTTTGCCCACTTATAAAATTCTTTTAATCCTCCTTCTCCGATATATCCTTCTCCAATATGTCCATGACGATCTACATGACTCTCTAACATTTTACTGCTATCATTTAAGTGCACAAGTTTGACATATTGTAATCCAATTAGTTTATCAAAAGTATCTAAATATTTTTTAATTCCATCTGTATTTCTGATGTCATAACCAGCAACAAAAATATGACAAGTATCAATACATACGACAATATTAGATTTTTCAGTTATAGTAAATTGGTTATATATTTCAGCGAATTCTTCAATAGTATATCCTAACTCACTACCTTGACCACACGATGTTTCTAAATAAATAACAACATCTTTTGGCATATGTTCTATAATATATTTAAGTGAACTAACCATATTTGTAATTGCAACATGTTTATCAAGATGTAAATATTTACCAAAATGTATTACACTTCCTTTAGCTCCAATTTTAGAGGCATATTCTAATTCTCTTTGTAGTGTTTTAATCCACCATGATTCTAATTTAAATTCTCTTGCAAAGTTTAAAACATATGGTGCATGAATAATCATACTCATTTTATATTCTTTTAATTGAGTTTTCATTGTTTGTATATTTTCATCAGTTAATTTAAGAGTTTTCTTACCTGCTGGATTACTTATAAAGCATTGAATTAAATTACCACCTAATTTATGTATTCTTTCAAGTTGAGTTAAAAAGTCTCCATGGATATTAGAACCGAACATTTCAATATAAAAATTGATTAATATACTACATACATATAAATAATTTAAATATAAATGTTCCTAATAGATAAATACAGGATTACAAATCTATGTGATATCCTATATCATAATGATATATATGATAAGTTATTTGAAAAGAAAGATTATAATACATTGTTGAATCAAATTAAAGATGTTAAAACAATTAAAATGAGAGATGTTGTTTGTGGCGAATATAATAATTTTCCTAATATATTTATTCATGGTCCGAATGGATCAGGAAAGAAAACCCTTATAAATCTAATATTAAAAGATATGTTTGGTGATGAAGTATTTGATATCAAAAAGGAAGAGTATTCTATTTTGTTATTTGGTAATAAGAAAGAGACAATACATTTGGATCAATCTAAATTCCATTTAATAATTAATCCTACAAATTCAGCATTTGATAGATATCTAGTTCAAGATATTGTTAAAACATATTGTTCTCAATTTACATTAGATATGGTAAAAAATAAAAATAAATTTAAAGTAGTCATCATAAACAATATAGATAAATTATCATATTATGCTCAAACATCTCTAAGATGTTCGATGGAAAAGTATATTCACAATTGTAAATTCATATTGTGTGGATATAACATGTCAAAAGTGATTGATCCTTTAAAAGGGAGATGTCTTTCAATTAGACTTTCAAAACCGACAGATTCGGATATTTATAGACTACTTTTAAATATTTCTGCCAAAGAAAATAAACTGCTAAAACAGGTAGAGTATAATGAGATAATAAAGAAATGTGAAAGAAATCCAAAATTGGCCTTGTGGTTACTGGAGACCAAATATTTAGGTCTAAATCTTGAATTAATTTTTTGGAAGAACAACCTAAAACAGGTGGTTGAAATTATCATGAAAATTATTAATAAAAAAGATGTAGAACATTTAGAGTTAATGACAATCCGTAATTTAATATATGAAGTATATATTACAAATATAGATGAGAATGAGATTATAAATGAATTATTCTTTGAATTAAATAAGAGTATAAAGGATAAAGAAGTTTTAATAAGTCGTATTTTTAGGAAATATGATTATAGAAATATAATTGGAAAACGTTTGATGATACAGTTAGAGGCTTTGATATTTAATTTGATACGGGAGTTAATTTGTTAGTTTATATATAAATAAATCATTTTATATATAATATAATGTGTGGAATATGGTTTTATTTAAAACGATCCAAGATCCGGATAGTCGAGAATAAATATTATAATTTAAGATATAATTTTAATAAAATTCAGAGGAGAGGACCGGATAATTCTGTTTTTAAGAATTTAACATTAAACAATACTATTAAAGCGATTGTTGGATTTCATCGTTTAGCGATTTTAGATCAGTCTTCGAAAGGAGATCAACCATTTATGTTTTCAGATGCATATGATGAAATTGTTGTAGTATGTAATGGTGAAATATACAACTATAGAGAACTTATTAGAACGCATGATTTACATCCAGAATCTAATTCAGATTGTGAGGTAATTCTTGAACTTTACAAAAAATATAAGGATGTCAATAAAATAGTTAGTTTATTAAATGGAGAATATGCATTTGTAATATATCATAGAAATCTTTATTATCATAAGATTGATGTATTTGCTGCGACTGATCAGATATCAGTTAGACCACTTTTTATTGGATATATGGATAATGATTCTGATGAACAAGATATATTATTTAGTTCAGAAATGAAAGGATTAGGATGTTGTTCACGTGTTGAAAGATTTAAACCGGGACATATTTTTAAAATATCATATTATAATAAGGTTCAAAATAATGTTGAATATGAAAAAACTCTTATTAAGACGTATGAACCATATTATAATTATGTATATAAGCCAATTGAATCTGATTTAAATATAATACATCATGAAATAGTTGAGAGATTATCAAACGCAGTTAAAAAGCGTATTCAATCAGATAGACCAATTGGATGTTTATTATCTGGTGGATTAGATAGTTCATTAGTTGCATGTTTACTTGCTCGTCATATGAAGAAGATGAATTCTAGTAAAAAGATTGATTATTTTAGTATTGGAAATTCAGATGCTCCCGATGTTGTAAATTCTCGTATTGTATTTGAACACATAAAGAAGAATATCAATCCAAATGTTGTTCATCATGTATATAATATTTCTTTTGACGAGGCATTACAAACAATACCTGAGGTGATTGAAACAATTGAAACATATGATATTACAACAATAAGAGCATCAACATGGCAATATTTACTTGGAAAAAAGATTTCTGAAAATACGGATGTAAAAGTTATATTAAATGGAGATGGAGCGGATGAGATAGAAATGGGATATCAATATTTTAAAAGTGCACCAAATTCAATTGATGCTCAAAAAGAAACTGAAAAACTGGTAAAAGAAATTCATTTATATGATTGTTTAAGAGTAGACCGTGCAATTTCTAATCATGGATTAGAAGCAAGGGTTCCATTCTTAGATATTGAATTTTTTGAATATTATATGAATATATCATCTGAATTAAAAATGCCAAAAGATGGAATGGAAAAATATTTAATAAGAAAGGCATTTGAAGTTGTTGATCCTAATCTTTTATGTAAAGAAATTTTATGGCGTAAGAAAGAGGCAATGTCTGATGGAATTTCTAAAAATACAAAATCATGGTATGAGATAATTAAAGATCGTGTCGAAGAAATTATTTCAAATGATGAATACTTGCATAATACATATAAACATTTAAAACCTGTTTCGAAGGAGTCATATTATTACAGAAAGATTTTTGAGTCACATTATAAAAATAGGGAAAAAATACTCGAACACTTCTGGTTACCAAATTGGTCAGGTAACATAACAGAACCATCCGCACGAGTATTAAAAGTGTATGAACAATAAATTTTTTATTTTATATTTATATTATGAATAATATTGATATTGAAAAGTACAATGATATAAATTATTTAAGTACATTATTATTTGATGTCTTATATAATAAAAAGATGGATAGAAAAGTTCAAATAGAAGATGTATCGGTGAAAGATGCTCTAAAGATGTCTAATATAAAAAAACAATATAGTGGTAATGAATTAACTAATTTAATAAATGGTGTTTTTAATAGAAATATTAGTTATCAATACAATATTTTGAATAAACTTATATTTAAAATAAATGATATTGATCATCCAGTAGATGTAATTCTTTCATCAAATTTGTCTAATATAAACAGAATGATAACTTATTTATTGAGTGGATTAGTTATAAATAAGAAAACAAAACATATATTGATGAATATATTTAATTTTGATGTACAATCTGATAAAATAAAGTATTTTATAACAAAAATTTCCGATGATGAAAATATAACAAAAATATTTGCAAAAAATGATCAAATTATTTCAGTTGAATTAAGAGAACATTACTTTAAAATGGATACATTACAAAATATATTTAATGATATTTCATATAATATAATTGATGATGATATTTATATATTAATATTTCAAGTATTACATACATTAGCTATTATACAAGAAAGATATCCAACTTTTAGACATAATAATTTAGATTTAAAAAACATATATTGTTATTTGAAGGAAAAGAATTCTTCTACATATGAATATAAATTAGATGGAAATACTTTTATAATACAAAATATTGGATTAGAAATAAAGATAACAAATTTTGAAGAAGCTAATATTTTGAATGAAATTGATAATGAAAGTATTATAGATTCATTAAAAACAAATGATAATACCTATGATATTAAAACATTTTTAGAATCATTAAATAAAGTTAATAAATTATCTAATGAAATAAAAATATTTATTAAAGATATAATGAATAATCTTGAAAGTCCGAAAGAATTATTATTTAGTAATTCTAAATTTAATTCAATGAAATCTAAATCTGGTATGTCAGAAGCGTCGTTTGAAGATAAAATGAAAAGATTAAGTTTACGTGATATGGACTCAGAAATATCTGTTGATGGACCTAGTATGTCTAGATCAAGAAGAGTAAAGAAATCATCAAAGAAAGGATCCAAAAAGACATCTAGAAAAATGAAAGGAGGTGCTAAAAAAAGAGGATCTAAGAGAGGTTCTAAAAAAATGAGAAAGCAAAAGAGAGATACAGTTGATGCGGATGAAGATACCGAAGAAGAATTATCTGAAGTAGAAGACGAAGATGAAGAATTTGATGAAACTAATAAACCAAAGAAAGAACACAAGAAGGAACACAAAAAATTATTATTAGATGATATGTCATCTGATGTATCTGTTGACGAAGATGAAGTACCTAAACCTAAGGAACAAGCACCTGTAATGAAACGTGCATCAGTACAAAGAAATTCTAGAATGGGTGACTTTTTAGGAACTGATAATTCTATGACTCAATCTGCTAGATCTGTTAAAACAAATAAATTATTTGGAGCATTAGGAGCAACTCATGCAGATTTAAATACTGTACCATCAAATTTACCAATGATTGATCCATCAGTAAGTAGAATGTCTAGAATGCAGGGAAATATGCCAATGAATATACCAGGAAATCTTCCAATAATGACTGAATCACCAATAATGGGAGAATCAATGATGCCTATGCCATCAATGATGAATCAACCAATGATGAATCCTCAAATGATGAATCCTCAAATGATGAATCAACCAATGATGAACCCCCAAATGATGAACCAACCAATGATGAATCAACCAATGATGAATCCTCAAATGATGAACCAACCAATGATGAATCCTCAAATGATGAACCAACCAATGATGAATCCTCAAATGATGAATCCTCAAATGATGATGAATCCAAATATGATTGGAGGAAACAAAGATTTTTTTTTTGACTCAGTAAATGACTCAAAAAACTCCAATGACCTAAAAAAAGCGTCCTTAAAATACAAGTCAAAAAAACAAAGAGGGGGATTTCATGTAATTCCCAAATATATAGAACCATTTTCAAATCCTTATCAGCCAAAGGAAGAAGCAATAACAAAATCAAAACAATATTATGATGATAATAAAAAAAAAATAGATGGTTTAAAACCAGATTCGATGTTAGAGCCAAAAGATCAAAGTGCACTTAATGGAACAACACAAGCATATATTCCACCACAACAATCAATTCAAGGTATGAATTTACAAGTTACAATTCCAAATATTATACCTCCTGGACCAACACAAAAGGTTCAGCAGACATTTAATCCAACATATTATGTACCTATGATGAATCCTTATATGCCGAATACAGGTAGTAATCCATTATTATGGCATCCAGCAGTTCCACCAATTGTTCAAAAATATAATATAACTTTTGGTGGTGCGGATGTAACAAGATTGGGTGAGATATATGAAGATATGTTACCAACAAGAATTGCAATGGCAAAGAATACATTCAATAGTTTATCTGAGCGTTTAACAGTTATAAACTATTTAAGAACAGTTTTAATAAAACAGGGAGATGGAGAAGAAATTGGTTTTGACTCAAGAAAAAAGGCAGAAATTAATACATTATTAAGTCATTTAAAGATAATTGGAGTAAATCCATATAATTTCAATAAAACAAACAATCCATATACAGGATTACCTGATAGATTATTAGTATATAAATCATGTTATCCAATTAAAGTTGATCAAAATACAAATATTCAATGTTCTAATGATAACATTGGTATCAATGTAAGAATATATCAGTTATTAGAAGGAGAAGCAGTTATGACAAATATTGGTAATGAATATAAAAAATATTTCGAAGTATGGCGAGAAATGGTTTATTATGAAAAAATACGTGAAGAAGTTATTAAAAATAATGTATCTCCAAATTTTGTATCATTAATATCTTATTTTATGCATCCTCGTACATTATTAGATTTTGCAAAATATAGAAAAGCAAAAGATTCGCAAGCAGATCCATCAATGACTGAATATCATAAATATTATAATAAATTTATACTACATAAAATATTAAATATTGCAAATTTTCGTATAAAATTAAAACAAAAATTAGAAGATAAATATTCATATATTAAACCAAGATTTATTAATGGACATGTTAGAGATTTACCATTAGATATGTATGCATTAAATGCTTTAGCAACAAATACAATAGATATGGGACCTACCGCAAATATTAGAAATTCATTTTTATCAAAAACAATCAATATGGGTCCAGTAGTTAAAATTAAAAAAGAAAAACCATATCCTCAAATAGTTATGTCATGGGATCAATTTATAGATGAAAAACTCATCGAGGAATCCCAATTCATGAATTATTCTGATACCTGTCTTATTGCATTAACAGAAGCACCAACACAAAATATAAAAACATGGAGTACAAGAAAATATGAACAAAATGGAATAAATGTTTCTATATTACGCATGGTTTCAACAGGATATCATGATCCTGAAGTTTGGAAATCAATTATTTTTCAATTACATAGTGCTTTTTATATTTTATGTAAAAAAGGTATATGTATATGGAATTTTAATTTAGAAAATAATGTATTCATTAAAGATACTAATTATGATAATAATAATATTGGTTTCTGGAAGTATATAATTGGAGGTATAAGTTTTTATGTTCCAAATTATGGATCAATTTTATTAATAGATACTCAATTTAAAGATTTAGATGTAAATAGTGTAGATAGACAAGCAATGTTTGCTGAATTCGCAGATTGTACAAATGCTGAATATCATTTAAGAAGTGAAAATAAATTTAGATATAAAATTATGATGAAGGATGTATTTGATAATAGTCAAGAGTTAAAAGATGCAATTGATGCCCGTAATCAAGAGTTATTTACACAAAAAGTTTTTAATGGTCGTGAATTTAGTTTAAGAACAGATATTCATGCTGGACTCATTCCAACTGATCAACCAATTACTGATTTAGTTAATAATATTGGAAGATTACCTAATGATATTGAAAATATTATTAAAAATCATGGACATTATTTACATAATAGAGTTGGAACTCCATTAAATGAAAGTGAAAAAAAGAATGTTATTGCTGATAAAAAAGATGCTTTTAGATCTGGATCTTTAATTGGTTATTCCGATGATGGATTAAATTATTCTATAGCAATATTTTTGAGTGATGTTCCTGGAGCAGCGCCAGCAGCAGCAGGAGCAGCGCCAGCAGCAGGAGCAGCACCAGCAGGAGCAGCAGGAGCAGCGCCAGCAGCAGCAGCAGCAGCAGCAGCAGCAGCAGCAGCAGCAGCAGCAGCAGCAGCACCAGCACCAGCACCAGTCGCTGCAGTACCATTAATAAATCAAGCAAGAATTATTAAAATAGATAGAACAGGTAGAACAGTAATGGTAGATATTATAAATACTGAATATGCAAATATTGTATTTATCAATGAAGGTATTAAACAATCATATAAGCCAAATTATAAGTTATCAAGTGAAGAATTAATTGAAACATATGAAATAAAATTTTAATAAATTAATATAATTTTACAAATAAAATTATATTATATTATAATATATGAGTAAACAAACTGTAGTATTAGAACCAGCTCCTAAATCTCCTAGTGTTGATTTAGGAAAACAAAATGCAAAAATTGAAAAACAAAATAGATTAATAAGTAAAAAAAATTTTAATTATTATGATTTATACAAGGATTATGATGAAACTAAGAATAATTTAGATATGGTTCATAAATTAGAAAAAGCACCATTCTTATATACAAATGTTCATCCTAAGAAATATTTTGAAAGATATAATGATATTAAACAATGTCGTGAAGATGAATGTAATGATACAAATGATTCAGAATTAGTAAGAGAAGCATATTTCTCAAGAGAAAATATTGAGATCATACAGAACGCAATTATAAGAAATGTAGCAAAGAAAACAAAAAAGTATATTATTTCAAGACAGAAGGAGGATGACATTATAACTTTAATGAATGGTGTGTTTCATGATTATGCCAAACACTTACCATACGATCTTAAAGGTCAGGTTAAAGAGTTGAATGATAGAACAGTAAATTTTGTAACTCCTTGGTTAATAAATGAAATCGAAGCATATCAAAATTATTTAATTGATTCTAATACACCATTAAGTCCACCAGAATTACCAATGAATGTAGTTAAAATCCGTAAAGAATCTCTTCCTAGTACATTTCCAAGATAAAATATTTTTTTATAAATAATTATTTAATAATTATTTAGAAATAAATTTAAGCCTTTTTGTAGAAGACAACTAATCCACGTTTGCGGAGGATTTCGTCGGGGCTATTGATTCCTGCTCCTTTTGTTAATTTAGAAACGGGTGAAGCGTTGGAGTTAGTTACTGTTTGTGCTGCTCCTGGTGCTCCTTCAACTTGCCATTGTGAGTTTACGACAGGTGTGTAAATAGTGATTGGTCTGTATGCATAGCATTCACCACCGCACATTACCATTGCGGATGTTCCGATCATCATTTCACGTTTGCTGACGTATGTTTCATCTCCTTTAGGGATTGTTGGTGTGAATAATTCGGCGAAAACAGCTGATTTAACCACGAATACTTCGTTTTCATCTCCAACATTGATTGTGTCTGGGCAGTCAACATCAGTTTGGTTGATTGTGTCATATCCATTTGCTGTTAAGGGGAGTGTGATGAACATTGGGGCACTTGCTGTGCGGATTTCAGGTGACTTGAATTTACGGGATAATGAAATTGCTATGATTTCATCAGCTTTATAGATTCTGCGTGTGCGTTGGACGAACATATTATTAACAAATTCATATACAGATTGGTTGAGAACATCATTTATGCTGATTGGTGCGCCTGTTCCGAAAGGAGGTACATTGAGTTGGAAGTATGGTACATTGTAAACTTCTTGTGTGAATCCAACATTGTTGAATTGAGAATAATTCATGTTGTTGTATGTTGGTACAGATACAACTGTGATGGGGTTGAATGAGAATGCTGCGAATAATCTTCTGAGGATGATTGTTTCATCTCCCATGTTTACTAATTCAGGAGTGTAGACTGAGAATTTGCAGGCATCGATTGAGTTAACGAATTCGGCTGCTGTTGTGTCGAAGTATTTACCAGCACGGAGAGCGATAACTGAGTTCCATAAGTGTTGTTGGAGCATGACACGGTTGCGTAAATCCTTGATAGGGGATTCACTATCGCAAACGACGTCGTTTCTGTCAGTTACTAATGCATAGAAGAGCTTGTAGTCAGGTAATGTGGCGATTGATTCCTTTTGGTATTTGGCCTTAACAACTGCTCCTAAGTTGGCTAATAACATGCGTTCATCAATAGAGTTGAATTTAGGTACGAAGAGAGCGAAGAGTAAAGGATTTACATAAACACCAGGGTTGTGCTTGTTTGCATCATAACGTCCATTTAATGCAATTGCTGAGCAATCATTGTGGAGCATTGATTGGATGATAACTGATGCGTGGAGAGTGCGTGTCATGGAGTATACTTTTAATACTTCTTGTAAGATTCCATATTCAGCATCCTTTAATTGGATTCCAGCATTTGATTCAACTGCGACTGTTCCTAATAATTTAGAGAATGATGTGACGTTTGTTTGGGGGAATAATCCTTTATCTTCTTTTTCTTGTTGATCAGTACCTGATTCGAGCTTCATTTCAACTAATCTTCTGAATTCTTCGAATTCAGAATCAGTTAATCCATTTTCCTTGGCATAGCGTTTGGCTGTGTGTAAGATGGAGTATAATGTTTGTCCACTAGCATTACCTGCTAATACATTCTTCATGATTAAGTTGTAGAACTTGCGTGCTGTTCTGCGTACATCTCTGGCGCGTTCTGTAAGTGCTTCCATGACTTTGTCGTATAATGTGTTGTCATCGGGGTACTTGCGTCTGAGACGTTCGTAGTCTTGTAATGTGAGGGTTGTCTTTCCCTCGCTGATTAAGCGTTCAACTTCTTTTTGAACATTACCTGAGGGTGCGCTATCAAAATTACGGGTTGCTTTATCCATATTATATATTATATTAAAATATAATTTTTTACAAGAATTAATATTGAACTAAATATTTTTATATAAAATAAAGTTAAAAACTATATTATTGTATTTATTACATTTTCAATATTACCAGAGTATGTATCCAATAATTTTTTAATCTTATCATCGGCAATATTAAAATTCATTGATTTGATTTGTTCCAACTCTTTTTGATATTTATATGTTTCGAGTGACTCTAATAGATCAGGATTTTCTAATATTTTGTATAATATTTTTCTCTTTTTATCATCTCCAATTAACTTTATAAATCTAACATCTTTTATAAATTTATTAAATTCAATATCTATAGTAATTTTTACCAAAACTACCCGATTTTCTGTAAAAGCTAATTCATCTTCATCTTTTATAATTTCACCAAATGTTATAAGCACAATATCATCTAAATTAGATATATTTGATTTATACTTGTGTGTATATATTTTATTTTTTAAATCTTTGAGAGTTTTTATATCTGTTACATCTATTTTTTCAGAAGATCCGTCATCATAATGACATGTTATTACAACCATTTTGTGATATTTATAATTTATTAAAATTGAATATATAAACTTATAAAATCAATTTTTAATATAAATAAACACATATATTATAACTAATGTCATTAGAATCATCAAATTGGGTTAAAAAATATGAACCAAAAAATAGTAATGAATTTATAGGTAATTCAGTAGCTGTAAATAAAATTAAAAAATGGTTACATGATTTTCCTAATTCATTTCCATCATATATTCTAATAGGAAGTATTGGTGTAGGTAAAACGATTTTATCGAAATTATTGTTAAAAGAAGCAGGATATGATTATATATATTATGCTTCAAGTGATGAAAAGAAGGATGATATATATGAAACAATTATTAATAATCCTAAAAAGAAGATTGGAGTTATAATTGATGATACAAACCGTATAAATTTAACGAATGAAAAGAAAAATATTATAAACTTATTTTTATTGAATGAGATTAACAAGAAATTTCCTATTATATTAATATCAAATTTAACTCATTCAAAATTTATAAATAAATTAATACAGAAGAAACATTGTCCAGAAATAAAATTTGAATTACCAGGTGAAACATCTTTTAAAACTATTATTGGAAAGATTTGTAAAGGTGAAAATCTTCAAATAGTTCCTGATGTTGTTACAAAAATAATAGAATATTCGCAAAAAGATATTCGTAAATGTATTTTAATTTTGCAAGATTTATATTTAACATATGGAAATAACATAGATGATATTAAATTTAAACTATATAGAACATATACTCAACGTAAAGATATTGATTGTGGATTATTAATATCAAATAAAAATTTAATGGATAATTATAAAAGTATTCAAACATCACTTAAAATGTATGATAAAGAAAAAGTTTTATTACCATTAATGTTGTTTGAGAATTATCCTCTTTCAATTGAAAATAAAAATTTGAAAAAAGATCAAAAAATAGAAATGATTTCAAAAGTAATAAACTCATTATCAAATGGTGATGTAATAGAAACAAATATTTATTCTGACCAGAATTGGTATTTACAAGATACACATGGATTTTTTTCATGTGTCAAACCATCATTTGATATGATTGCGAAGACAAATACAAAATTTTATAATTTAAATTTTAGTTATGATTTGAATAGTGTATCAATAAAAAACATAAATAGAAAGAATTTTATGAACATAAGAAATCATTTAATAAATTTCAATAATAATGATATTTTGTATATGCATAAGCTATATAAAAATCAAATTAAAAATAAAAAAACAGATAAATTGAATAAAATATTATCAACATATAATATTAATATCAAAAATATTACATCAATAAATAATATTGATAAAACATACAAAGAAATATAGAAATCTATTCATTTATAAATCAACGTCTTCTAACATAGACAAAAATTCTTCTGTTCTTTTCTCAAGATTTTCTAATTCTTCTGACATTTTATTTTTTTGTACATGTTCTTCTAATAATGAGTTATTAGAATTTCCATAATATATTTCAATATCATCATCAATTTTTTTAAGATATTGAACTTCTTCATCTAATTTATAATATTCATTTTTAATATTATTATAAAACTGCATTTGGTCAATATTTGATTTTGTTAATTTACCTTCTGATATTTCTAATATCATTTCTAAAAAATCTCGCTTTTTCATTAAATTATTTATATGTTCAATATCAAGATTTTCTTCTTCATTTTCATCATACTCATCAGGTTCTTCTGATTTGTCACTTAAACTTTCTTCATCTGAATCATATTTTTTTGATTTTTTTGATTTTTTTTGTACTCTTTCCACTTTTTTTTCATCATTTTTTTTCAAAATAGTTTTTTGTGTCGATGGAGCAAGGATATTATGATTTGTAATATTCCAAATGGATATATTTTTTGTGTTTTGATCCGTATTATTTCCTAATGTTGGAAATAATTCTAAATTTGTTAAATCTATAGGTTCAACTTCTTTTTCAACTTCTTTTTCAACATCTTTATAAGGATTACGCAAGTCATGGTTGAGTCTGTCAGTTTCTCTTTTTTCATAAAAATTAGAGGATTCTTTTGGTTGTTCCTTAACAAATGCAGAACTTGAAGTTTCTAATGCCTGTAAATTTCTTGTTTTTCGTTTTACAACAGGTTCGGATGTCATTATGTTTGATTGTGTTGATGTTTGTGGTGATGCATTAATAGTATTCATTTTATTCTTTTAATATAATAAATATAAAATTCAATTTTTTATATACATTATATATATGAAGAAATACATAGATATACCTCTAATATATAAATATTCTCATATTCCGAAAGAAGATATTCATGGTATGATGAATTTATATTTTAATTCAAAATCAAAAGAAATTGGTAATTACCAATGTCCTTCTTGTTCTCATAATAGTTCTAAAATACTATATAAACATGATGATATATTATTTGATAATTCTATTTTACACCACGTAATAGAACATAATTATGAACCATCAAGAGAAATAATGAAAAAAGTAGAAAAAATACAAAAATTAAAAAAGAATAATAGAATAAATATTAAGGCAACATTTGAAAGAGAAAATACTAAACGTAAATTTGTAATTGATCGTAATCAGATATTAATATTAGATAGTTTATTAAATTATGGAAAAGATAAACTTTATATGGATAGATCAAAAAACTTAAGATATTCAGAACATTCTGGTTTATTAGATTTTAACAAACATAATTTAGAAAAAGTTTTAATAAGTGCACAAACAAATAGACAAGATAAAGATGATCCAGAAATTTTATTACCTCAAAATATGATTGATGCTCTTGATTATGAATTTATGTTTCATACTCATCCTCCAACACCTTATCCGGGCGCAAGAGCCTCACAAGGAATATTATATGAATTTCCATCAACAAGTGATATATTACATTTTATCCAACATTATAATTCAGGAGATACTCAAGGTTCAATGGTTATTACACCTGAAGGAATGTATATAATTCATTCAAAAACTGGTGATGAAAAAATTAATATAAATGAGGATGAGGCTATGAAAATATCAGGTGACGTATTTGATATACAAAGAGATGCGATTGATAAATATGGTATTGATTATTTAAAAACAGATAAATTTTATACAAAGGTAATGGTTGATTTTAAATATATAAATGAATTTAACAAAATTTTAAAAAAATATTTAGATGATCAAATTTATGTTGAATATATACCAAGAAAATTAGATAAATCAGGTAATTACGTTATAGATAAGTTAGTTATTGAATTAAAACCTATAGAACCAAAAATTAATTAGTATTGGATTAAAAATAATATATTTATAAATATTATAAATATGTCATATAGATTAGTAAAAAATCAATTAGGAGGTGGATCTTTCGAAATATTAATGTTAATCGTTGCTGTAGCCGTAGTATATTATTTATTTGTTCAATCTCAACGTCCAGTTAAAGAAAAATATGAAGTATCTGAATCTTATTCTCAATCAGTACCTTCATCTTCTCCAGAATCAACTGAAGCCGATGAATTAAATAGAAAGAATAGACCTGCTGTTGACTTAAAAGCTGCTGGTGTTCCATACTTAGACCCTCCAGCATCTTATTCCGATGATGAATCAGTTGTATCAAGCCCAGCATCAAGTGTTGCATCAACTGTCGTATCATCACCAAAACCAGTCGCTGGAAAAGTTGTATCAATCGCAAAGAAAGTTGGATCATCAAAAAATATAGAAAAATATACTAATGTTAGAGATGTAAATAAATTATATTCCGTCAAGGACTCATATGATTTAAAGACACCATTAAGTAAATCACAATGCTCACAAAAATGCTGCGGTCATTATTGGAAGGAAGGAATAATGACTAACTTTAAATCAAATGATCCTGTTAAATGGTCAGATGTTGGTGTAGGAAGAAAATACAGAACGTCTAATGTAACATGTATGGGAGATGGTGTAGCACAACCTGGATGCAGATGCTACTCAAGCAACCAATATGAATTACTTGGAACAAGAGGAGGAAACTCTAGTAAACAATTCTAAAAAAAGTATAATTTTGTTTGTAATGAAATAATATAATATTATATATTATATTATGGCCAATTCGAGTTATTTAACTGAGATAAAAAAAGAATATACAATTCAACTTGTTAATATGTTAACACCAGCAATTTACGAAGGAATAAATTCTATTTATTTAGAAGTTAAGAAAATAGGTAAAGAAGGTGAAGAATTAAAATTGTTTCAAGGTTTTTTAGCAAAGATTCCAACATGGACTGAACCAATGATAGTTGCGGAAGCATCAAGAATAAAAACAGTAATACCAAATTCAGATATATTAGATGATTTGATTAAGGCAGTAATTCAATCAAATATAATATTATTAACAAATACCGATGTTCATGAAAAACAAAAATTATTAAATGAATTTAATATAGATTTAAATTACAACAAATTTATTCATAATGTTTACATTGAAGTAGCAAAGACATTTTATAATTATCCATTTTTATTTTTCCATAATGTACCAGCATTAGAATATAAGAGAAATCAATTAAAAGCACATAAATTAATAAAAGAAGCAATTGAAGAAGCAATTAGAAAAATGTTACCATTAAAAATGATTCTTAAAAAATATTTAGGAATTGTATCTGAAACAAATGATAATAAACATATTAAACCATTAATTAATACAGAAAGTAATAATAATCAATATAATTTAGTTAAAAATGAACAAGCTCAACAACAAATTGGAGGAAATGTTGTTCAATCACCTCCTCCAATGTCATTAAAAGAAATATATGAACAACAAAAGAAAGCATCTCTTTCATCACCATCTGTTAAGCCAATACCATTGACAGAGAGAACAGGTCAACAAGGAGGTAATCAACATGGAGTAAGTGCTCCTAGAGTTCCAACAATAATTATACCTGCTGAACAAAATACCGCGGTAACAAATCAAATGATGCCTCCTCATCGTAACAATAGTGAAACCAGTCAACCATATCATAAACAGGACGGACATGTCGAAGAAGAGTTTAGTAATATGGCAAAAAAGAAAGCAGAATTAAATACAATTTCTGAAAATTCAAATGATTCAAAGAGTAATAAAAATATTTTTAATTTTAGAAATTATTAAATTAATTTAGTAAAAAAAAATTATTATATATTATATGGAACAAATTTTTAATAAATTAGATTTTGATAATCCTCTTTTAGATGGATTCATTGGCTTTACATTAATAACATTATTTCAATATATCGAAAGCATATATGATGATAAAAAATCAGTATCATTGAGAACATCATTAATGGTATTCTTATTAATTTTTATGATTGTGTACTATATTGATAGTAAATTTATGAAAATGAATGTATCAACACAAGAAATCTTCACTGATATGGGACAATTTTAATTTGATTTACAAATAAAATTAAAAGTGGTGTGAGCGACGCGATAGATCAATTTTTTTTTAATCTAGATTTTTTTTATAATATATATATTATAAAATGGCATCATTAAATGTAAATGGACAAATATTACCGATTGAAAGATTTAATTTGGATCATTTAATTCATAAGGATGATCATTCATTTTTAAATCCTCGTATTTGCATCATTGCTAAATCAAACAGTGGTAAATCATGGGTTATTAGAGAGATTATGAAAAAAATGAATGATATTCCTGCTGGAGTTATTATAGCACCTACAGATAGATTAAACAAATTTTATGATAGTGTATTCCCAACAACATTTATTCACCATGATTATAAACCAGAAATTATGGAAAAATTATTAAAACGTCAAGATTTAATAATAGAAAAAAATAACAAAAGAATTAAAGATGGTAAGAAAAAGTTAGATACACGTGTTCTTTTCATAATGGATGATTGTATGAGTGCTAAAAAGCAATGGGCAGAAGATTCTAATTTCTTATCTATCATGAACGAAGGGAGACACAGACATATAACATATATATTAAGTATGCAATATTCTTTAGGTATTTTACCTGAATATAGATCACAATTTAACTTTATATTTTTATTAGCCGAAGACATAAGAATGAATCGCAAGAAATTATACGAACATTATGCTGGTATGTTTCCCACCTTCGAATTATTTGAAAGTGTGTTCTTACAGATGACACAAAACTATGGTTGTATGGTTATCGACAATAGTTCTAGATCTATTGATTTAAAAGAAAGAATATTTTATTTTAAGGCAAATAATGTTGAAAGATTTCCTTTTGGTAATAACCGTTTTACAGAATTCCATAGTAATAATTACGATCCATTACATAGTAAGAAGATGAATATATTTGATATAAATGATTATATGATGAGAAGAAAATCAAATGTTGTTGTTAAAGTAACACGATAATAAAATTATAAGTTTTTATGGTTTTAATAACCCTCTACCCTTATCTAATTTACGTCTATCCACAATATTATTATTATTAAATGAACCAATCCATGGAGTTTGTTGTTCAAACATTGTTTTAAATAATTTTTCAGCTTTAACAGGTTCTTTTTGTTCTTCTTCCAGAGTTCTTGGTATGTATCTAATTATTTCCTTTTGAGGTTTTGATAATTGTTCAGCACGTGTTACTCCAATAGCAATAAATACAATTGCAATAACTAAAAGTATATTAGAAATAGTTCCAACGTCCATATTTTAAAATATATATTTATATTTTAAATTATTTTTATCCATTAACTTGATCCATTAACTTGAACCATTAACTTTTTCCTTTGTTGCTTTCTTTAACATTTCAAACTTCTTTTGTGCTGCTGCTAAGTCGTCATTTAATTTTCTTACTTTTTCTTCCTTTGTTTGGATTTCTTCTTTCTTCTTTTCTACAACTTTCTTACCTTCAACAACCTTTTCTTCTTTTTCTATAACTTCTTTTTCCTTTTCTTTAATTGAATCTTCCATGCGCAATGCTTCTTCCTTTTTCTTTGATTCTTCTTCCTTTAATTTTTCCTTCTTTTCCTTTGTATCTTTTAATGCACTTGATACCATTTCTGCTTTTCTTTGTTCAAAATGTTCCTTTGCCTTTTCTTGGTTTTCTTTATAACCTTTCATCAATCTATTTAATTCCTCATTTTGATAAACGGCATCTTTGGCTTTTTCAGGGTCATCATCAAATGGGCACCATTTACCAACTTCTGCTAAATAGATATTAACATTTGGATCAAGAGAATTTAAAAATTTAATTCTTGTTTGTGCTTCTTCAATTGTTTCATAAGAACCTCTAACTTTGAATGTAGACATAGTACTTTTATTATCAAAGTCTTTAAAGTTTTTAGGAGTTAAAACACTGACTACACAGTATTTTTGAGTAGATATTGTCGGGTCTTCATCTAAGTAATCAACGGTATCAGACATATTATACAATCTAAATATATCTTTAAATTATTATTTAAACTAATTATAAAATATATAACTTAATCTTTGGAAATTGTAAATGTAGTAAATCTAAAGTAATATCAAAATCTTGATGATTTAATGATGTTACAATTTGAGTTTCATATGAAACTATACATACTTTACCAGATACTTTAAAATTGTCTAATATTTGTTTAATAGTATGAGATGAATGAGCAGTAGTAGAACCAATATACATATCTCTACCATTCATTGATTTATATATGAATATATTGTATGTAGCTGGTTTATCATATAAGATAAAAGAATCTCTTTTGTATGGAATATATGACTCCTTAACTGGTTCAGTTATATGTGATTGAGTATATGTTCTTGATTGTTGGGGAATATTATTGGCATAACGTTTATTTAATTCTTCATAAAATGCATGAACCATGTGAGGATTTAATTGGGGAGCTTGTTGTGGTGGTAATTCTTGATCTATTGGTATTTGAGGGTATGATATTGGTGATGAAGGAATTTGTGCTGTAGGTTCTGCTCCTATTCCAAACGCTACTGCTACTGCTGCAGCAGCTTCTTCTGGTGTAATCGGATCACCCCCTTTCAACATAGATATATATTCACTTAATCGATTCATTATATAAATTATATATATATAAAATTTATAAAACAAAAAATTTAACAGATTCATACTTTAAGTGTAAATTACCTAAAGTTGAATATGTTTCCTTACCATTTAATGATTTAACAAATTGTTCTCCAGATGATACGATAACTGTTTCACCTGATTGTTTGAGACCATCAAGGATTGATTTAACTGATGTTGATGGATAGGCTGGTCTAGTACCGACAAATGAATCTTTTCCATCCTTTGTTCTATAAACAGAAACATTAAATGAAGTTGGTTCGGCAGGACCAGAGTCGTAGTATACGGCTTGGGGGATGGGTGCTGGTGCTGGTGCTGGTGCTGGTGCTGGTGCTGCTGCGTTAACTTCAGCTGTTCCGGCGAGTGTTGCTTCTGCTACTGTTGCTGCTGCATCAGCAGCAGCAGCAACAATTTGCCCAGCCCTTGGTGCAGCAGCAGCAGCACCAGCAGCAGCAGCAGCAACATCAGCAGCAGCAGCAGCAACATCAGCAGCAGCAGCATTAACAGTAGTTGCGGTTATTGTTGCTGTTGCTGCTGGTGCTGGTGCTGCTAGTGCTGCTGATGCTGCTTCTGCTGATTGTATTACTAATAATGCGCGGTCTGCAAGAGCTCTAATAGCAGGAGCATACCCGGGATCTATTCCTGCTGGTGCTGCTGCTGCTGCTACTGCTGTTTGTACTCCGAATGATCTTACTCTAATTTCAGCAATAGTTGCACCAGCCGCTAGTGCGGCTGGTAGTACTATTCTAAAAGCTGATGCTATTTCATCTATTAAATTAGCATATGCTGATGCTACAGCTGTATACTCTGCAGTCGCTACCCCCCCAATCATTTTAACATAATTATCTAATCTTTTCATTTATATTTATATATTATCTAAATATTATTTTTCCAAATCATTATATTTCTCTATTAATAAATCAAATTTTTCTTTAATCGTTTTACTTTTACTTTCTGTTGTTGCCCATTGTCTAACACCTTTTGCTACAAGAACGGGATGTCTTTCTATAATGAATTTACCGCCACGTTTTTCTGTTTCTGGTTTATAGTAGCAATGTTTTGGGATCATGTCTTGTGTTACTCCACAGTCTGGAGGTAAACTGGTTTTAATGCCTTTTAATCCAATGTCTATTAATTGTTTTGCTAAATTTTCTGCTTCAATATTTATTTTTTCTTCTGGGACTTTTTCTAGGGGTGCCAAGTTTTTGTCTATGATTTGTTGGGGAAAGCCGGATTTCATGAGGATTACGTTGAATGATACAATTAGTTCATTACGTTGTTTAACATTATCTACAATATCTAATATTTCAGCATATTCAGGATTGTTTGTTTTAAATTCTTTTAATTTTAAAATTGCATGTTGTAATTTTGTTTTTAAATCAATATTTTTTGAACTTGTTGAATACCATTTAAATGGATTTTCCGTAAATTTAATATCAATATAGAATCTATCTCCATGAAGACCTTCTGGTTTTCTATAATAAATATTTTTAGGAATATCTTGGGGATTAATTCCACAATCAATAGGTAATTCAATATTTCTCTCTTTCTTTTTTTGATTTATGTTTTGATGACTTTGCGTTAATTCACGTAAGTTTTCTGTACGATTGTCACGACCTATTCTATTAATATGATCAATTGAATGATGTTGTCCTTTTCCATCAAATGTTAATTTATTCATTATTAAATTATGTAAATATAAATCTCGTTTCATTTTATATTCATCATCTTCATAATATGTATTTGCTATATAATCACCTGAATTAACTTTATGCCATTTTTTGTATATTACTTGTTCTTTTTTATTAAAATCAATTACAAATAAAATATCTTCATCATTAAAACTTGTATAACAAACAGTATATTTTTTATCTTTGAATTCAATATCTTTATGAGTGATTGTTGTAATTTTTTTATTTGTAATTTTTGTTTTGATTTCAATTTCTTCTTTTTCACCAACAATAACTTTTTCAATGTATTTTCTTGTTATTGGAACAATTTTTTCAACAACTTTTTTTTCAATTATTGGAACAGTTTTTTTAATTTCTATTTTTTCTTCAACTTTTACGTTGGTTTTGGTACGATTTGAGAGAGACATTATGTATATATTATATATAAATAATATGTCTTTAAGTTAGTTTATTTTTCTTTCAATTTTTGTCAGGCTTTGGGAAAAATCCCAAATCTGAAAATAATAATAATACCCTTTCTAATTTGAATAGGCAAGTCCCGCCATGCCACTCATGACACGTAAGACGTTGTAGTTAACTGCCCAGACGTTGAAGTTGGATGTTGATGATCCAGAGTTGAGGTAGTTAGTGAGGTAGTTTGTTTCAACTGATCCGGCGGTGACTGCTCCTGTGAATGCTGCGACACGTCCGAATGTGATGGAGAGTGTTGCATTGTCGATACGGGAGAAGTTGCATGTTCCGGAGGGTTGGTGTTCTTCGGGGTTGAGGGCGAAAGAGTAGCAATTGACACCATCGTTGGGTGTGTTGCTGAAGTGTTGCCAAGGTTGGACATAGTTGAAGTAGGTTCCTTCACGTTGGGAGAAACGGTCTTGTCCGTTGAGTTGGAGTAAGGCTTGTTGAGTGGAGTTTTCTGTTCCGTCAAGTTGGTTACCGAAGTTATCCCATTGGTAGAGGATAATGTCTTTTGCTACGACACCATCTCCTGTAAGGTTGGTATCTGGGGTGGGTACAGTCCATGAGACACTTCCTGACGCAAATACAACGGTGATTGTTCCTGTAAATGCTGAAGTTGTTTGTGATACAAGGTCAAGGGGTAAGAGTTCTCCGAGGATTGTGATGTTATCAATATCACCTTGTGCACCGCTTGTTCCAGATTGAGAGATTGCTACGGGGTTAATCTTATTGAATAATGATGTTGTTGATGCGCTGCTGGCAACAGGTTGGACTTGTCCATATGCGTTTGTAGATACAGTTTTTGAGACTGTGTTGTATGCGGCGTATCTGAGAACGAAGCGTTTTGTTGCTGCGAGTTGTGTGGCATATGTGTCAGTTGGGTGGTATGCTAATACTGTGTTACCATTGGTGTAACGTCCGAGCTTGTTGGTCCAGACTAAGAATTTGCAGGGGTGGTTTAAGTTTAATCTGAATTTGGAGTTGACACCAGTGATTGATTCTGATCCAGGGAATTGGAGGGCTTCAATGAGGTATTCGTGGGAGGCTTGGGCGAAGCGTTTGCGTTCTTCAGAATCGAGGTAGATGTAGTCTACGTAGAGAGAGCAGTCGGAGAGTGTGAGTCCGAGTGCTGTTGCTAATCCCTTTCCTGTTCCGCCTGATACGTTTTCCATTACTAAGCATTGGTCAACTGTGACGAATTCGAAGTTGATACGGACTTCGTGGTATTGGAGAGCGATTAAGGGAAGTGCTAATCCATCGAATCTGCAGAAGAAGAACTTGAGGGGAACCCACATGGTGTATGCAGGGTGTTGGTAATCGAGAACTGTTAATGCGGGTACGTTTCCGATCATGGTGTTGTATCCGCGGTCTTGTCCGATCTTTCTGCTGAGTTCATTCCAGATGGTTAACCATTCACCCCAGTGTTTGTCGATACGGGTTCCTCCGATTTCGAGTTCAACTGATGAGATGAGTGCGTGTCCGAGAGATGTGCACCATGCCCATTTTGCGTTGTAGTATGTTGATGTTGATGCTAATGTTGAGGTGTTTCCTGTAGAAACAGTTGTTCTGAGGTACATCTTTGTGATTAAATCTCCGTTACGGACAACGGGGCATTGGACTTTGTTACCAAAGGCTCCTGTTCCGTTGAATGTTTGTTCGATGGATTCCATGGCAAAGTTGGTGTGTCTGCGATAGACAACCTTGAAGAATGTGATTTGGGGATTACCTGTGAGGTAAACATCTTGTGCGCCGTAAGCTACTAATTGCATTAAACCGCCACCCATTTGAATATATATATAATAATTATATAGAAAAAAAATATTCAATAAAAGAATTAATTCGAATTAAAAAACTATACTATTTTATATAGAGCCTCTTTTATTTATATATTATATGTTTAAAAACAAGAACTCTAAATATCATTCAATTTTGCAATCAATTAAGAAACAACCAGTTAAATCAAACCTTGCTACCAGACATGAAGAAATTACAAGTGATTTAAATAATAATAAATTAAAAATAGAAGAAATACAAAAAGAGATCACCAAACTAGATGATCAATTAAAAATAATTACAAATGTTTCTGAAAAAAATTTAATTAATCTAAAGAGTCAAGAACTTAAATCTCAAATTCAACAATTATCGTTATATGATGAATATGATTATTATCATGAAGTGTTTGATATATTAATGGATTATGAAGATGATGCGAATGATAAATTTAATTTATTGAATCAATATTTATCGAAAGTTGACAAAGACACAGTTATTAAGTCAAATAAAAAGAAAAATAAATTTGATAATGTTTATAAAAAATGTGAAGCATGTAATGACGAAATGATATTAGATTTACACAATGGATTAATGGTATGTAAAATATGTGGAGCAAGTGAAATGATTCTTGTAGAGAGTGATATACCCAATTACAAGGAAGAATGTAATGATACAAAAACATATGTTGCTTATAAAACAATGAATCATTTTAATGAATGGTTAAATAAAATTCAAGGAAAAGAAGTTATTGAATTATCTGAAGAAATATGTGAAAAAATTAAAAAAGAAATTAATAAATATGATTTAAAAAATGATACTAAAAATATAACACCTTATTATATGCGTGAAATATTACGTAAATTATCATTAAATAAATATTATGATGATATACCATATATTATATTTAAAACTACAGGAAAGGAACCACCACAAATCGCGCGTGATAAAGAGGAAAAATTACGTCAAATGTTTAGAGAAGTTCAAGAGCCATTTAAGATTTACAAACCGAATGTAAGAAAAAATTTAATTAGTTATTCATATATTATTTATAAACTATGTGAATTAATTGAGTTAGATTATATCTTACAATTTATCCATTTATTAAAATCAGACCAGAAAATAAAGGATATGGATGTAATTTGGAAAAAAATATGTAATCATTTAAACTGGGAGTTCATCCCTTCGATTTAATATATATAATAATAATATTATATTATTATATTATAATGACAGGAGGTTTAATACAAATTGTAGCCTATGGCGCAGCCGATGTATTCTTAACTGGCATGCCTCAAATAACATTTTTTAAAATTGTATACAGAAGATATACAAATTTTGCGATAGAAAATATTGAACAAACTTTTAGTGGAACTAAAAATTTTAATAATACAATATCATGTACATTAGACAGAGTTGGCGATTTGGTAAGTAAAATGTATTTAAAAGTTATAATTCCATCCGTTAATATTCCTAATCCAAACTTTATATCAACATTTAATTCAAGTGATCAGAATAACATAAGTAATTTACAAATACAATACACAAATTTTAAAACTATAATGAACTTTTTATATCGTTGTTATCGTGAACTAACATCATATTTAAAAACAATTAATCAAACAATTAGTTTAACAACACTTTTTAGTAAAATACAACAGATTGTTAATGTATATTTTACATCTACAGAATATTCAAATTTAAAATCAAAATACAATGCTCTTTTTAATATAAAAATCCAAATAAATAACTTTTTCGTTGCAAATTTTTATGATTCAAATGGTAATTATTTATATGATGGTTCATCATTCAATAACAGTAGAATAACAGATATTGATATTGTTAAAAATATAACAAATTACTCGATCAACAGTTTTTCAAATTCGGCTGCCTTAATTGCAAAAATAAATGCGGATCTAACAATTTTTAAAAATTTGTCATCACAAATGGATCAATATTTATTTAAAAATATTTCTGATTATTCAAACTTACATAGAAATTATGAAAATTATAAATTCAGTTGGGTTAAAAAATTAGGTCATCAAATTATTAAAAACTTATTTGTTGAAATTGGTGGACAACGAATAGATCAACACAACAATGATTGGTATAATATTTGGAATGAATTATCATTAAATAGTGAATTACAATCAGTATATGATAAAATGATTGGAAATATTGATGAATTGACAAAATATTCATATGATATAAAAACAGGATATACAATGTATATTCCTCTAAATTTCTGGTTTAATAAATATATATCTGGAGCATTACCATTAATATTTTTAAGATATAATGAAGTTAGAATTCAACTTGAATTAAATAATATAGAAAAATTAATATATACTGATGCACCTGTTGATACAGATTTTGAAACTATGATTCAATTAACTGATATTAGTTTATTAGTTGATTATATATATTTAGATGTTGATGAAAGAACAAAGTTTTCTCAATCATCCCAAGAATATTTAATTGAAGTAGTTCAAAATTATAATTATCCTATGTTAACATCTAATCAAATAACAATAGAATCATATTTTGTTAATTCTGTTAAGGAAATGTTTTGGGTTGCTCAAAGTAATAAAAATTTAACAAATAAATTTTATGATATATATGATTTAGGTGTTATATATAATATCTCGAGTATAAACAACGTTCCAACAACAACATTAGAACAAAAAGTACAATTATTAATTGGAAATCATGTATTTAATATTGGTGATACAGTTAAGATTTTTAATTCTCAGTTTTATAATGGATCTTATGTTGTAAAAGCGTTAGACTTAACATCTATAACAATTTATTCTGAATTTTATGTTACAGAAACAGACTCATATGTTATGCTAGATCAATTATATACAAATGTTACAACATTTAATGATAAGAATCCAATTCAAACATCATCATATAGTTTTGAACAATATGAAAGATTCCAAAACTATGATTCAAATTTTACAAATTATGTTCAACCATACGCATACCATACTAAAACACCTTCTGATGGTATTAATATTTATTCATTTTCTTTAAATCCAGAAGAATATCAACCAAGTGGAGCAGTTAATTTAAGTTCATATAAATACAAGTCTTTTATATATAAATTTAATCAAAAATTTATAGATTGTGTAACTACTAATTCAGATGCATTTATGATAAAAACATATGCATTAGGATATAATATTCTTAGTTTTAAAAATGGAATGGCAAGTCTTGTTTTTAATATATAAATAAAAATCAAATAAAAATCAAATAAAAAAATTGATTTGTTAAATTCTTCATTTTTATTTTCAAGCATTATTATTATCATACTGAAAAAACTCACTGAACTCGTCAACATTCAAAAACCATTCTTCACAATTTGTAGAAAACCTCTAGTTGAACAAATCAATTTATGGAAAAATAAAATTCCAAGGATACAACCACATTATGCTGTAAAATGTAATGATGATCCACATTTAATAAATATATTAAATGAACATAATGTAAATTTTGATTGTGCCAGTGGAGGTGAAATACAACAAATTCTAAATAGTAATATTAGTAGTACAAAAATTATCTATGCAAATCCATATAAGAATATAAATGATATTGATTATGCTGTTAAAGAAAAAATACCCATAACAGTTGTTGATTCATTGGAAGAATTAGATAAATTAAGAAATAAGAAGATAGAAACAATGGTTAGAGTGAAAGTTAATGACAAAGATTCATTAATGCCGTTTAGTTCGAAGTTTGGTGCGAGTTTTGAGGAAAGTATGGATATATTGAAAAGAGCAAAAGAATACAAAATGAATATATCGGGATTTTCATTTCATGTTGGGAGTGGATGTTTTAATTCAAATCAATATTATGATGCTGTTAAAATGGTATCTGATATAATGATAAAATCAAATTATTTAAATCATGAATATAAAATAATAGATATTGGTGGTGGATTTGCTGGTGAATGTGATGAAAAGTTTTTAGATCAAGCAAAAAAGATTAATGAAGCAGTTGATATGTTTAAGAATGGATTTCATCCATACAAGGATATAAATTTTATATCTGAGCCTGGTCGTTTTTATATGACTAAAACACATACATTATATGTTCCGATAATAGCAAAAAGAAAAACAAATAATAAGACCTTTTATATAATTGATGAAAGTGTATATTCCTCATTTTCTAATATTAAATATGATATGGCAAATCCTAAATTTGAAATTGTTAATCAATCAAGAAAAACGGGAAAAGAGTATGATTCAGTAATTTTTGGGAGAACATGTGATTCTGGAGATAAAATTCAGGAATTAAAATTACCTGAATTAGAAATTGGTGATTATTTTGAAATTAAAAATATGGGAGCATATACTACTGTATCCTCAACAAATTTTAATGGTTTCAAAAGTACAGAGAAAGTTTATTTATGTTGAAAATAAAAATTATTTAAAATAATTTTTATTTAAAAGATCATTATATATTAGAGTATATGCCTTCTGGAATAATACAATTATTGGCAAGTGGCGCCGAAGATAAAATACTTACATCTAAACCTGAAATGAATCATTTTAAGAAAGTATATATGAAACATTCGAGTTTTTCTATTTTTAATTATGAAATACCTGTTACATCACAAGTTGACTTTGATGGACTTGTTCAATTAGAAATACCAAAAAATGGTGATCTATTAAGAGGTGTACAATTAAAAATAGAATTACCCCAAATCAATATTTCATATAATAATAGTTCAAATGTTGAAATCAACAACATAAAAAATCAATTTTCATATAAATCAATTAATCAAAGTATATATAATTATAACTTATACAATTTGAATACATTCAAGGATATCATAGAATATCAATTAAATTATACAAATATACCTACAAATTATCAATTATTTCAATATGATTCTGTTCTCAATCAAGAATCTTATAAAGTTGTAATACCAAAAATTGATTTAAATCAATTTATTGAAAATTCAACATCACCATATTATTTTGAAATTAATCCCGATCCATTAATATTTAGTAATGCAAATGTTTCATTTGAATATCCAAATATAGCAGTACCTATTATAGAAACAAACTACACTGAATTTTATAATAAAATATTACTTTATTCAAACAGAAATAATAAATTATCGGCAACATTTAATATTATATCTGATTTATTTGAAAAAAATGATACTACAACATTATTAACATCAGATAATATAAAAAATATATTTATTAAAAATATTAAGGATTATATATTTAAGAATAATGAAATTGCTGTTATTGATTCATTATTAAAATATATTGACTCTATAAGATTTGTTCGTCCAATTCCATTATATAATAAAACAAGTGTTAATAATATATTAAATGGTGGAGACGAAGACTTAATTGGATTTTCTGAATATGATTTAACATATTATAAAACAACAGATCTTAAACAAGTTATTATTACATCAACTATGTTAAATACATCATTAACATCTATTGATACTCGTTTAATATATGTATTAACAACAGACACAAATGATAATATGATTATATATAATGGAGTTAAATATGGATTATATAATATATTAAAGTTTGATTTTATTACAACGTCTACATTAAATTCTTCATATGATGAAAAAATTATTACGTCATATCCATTATTTAATTATACAAATTTATTTACATATATTAATTTAATAAATATAAAAATAACACCTATTACTGACACATCAACATTTACATTTAATGATTTCAGTGAATTATATTCAATTAATAGTATTGATAAAAAATTAAATGGTGATTATGAAATTATAATGGATTTATCTAAATCATCTATATTATATAATATAAATTTAAATGATAGATATATTTATTTTTATTATAATATCACAAGCTCATCAATTGTATTACCTTTTTGTATTTTTAAAATAAAAAATTATTATATTATAGAAAATAAAATATACATATTATCAACTGATGTAAAGTATGCTGGAATAAATTTTACTACAAATTTATTATATGTAGTTAATAATACAATTATTTTAGAAACAAATACTACAAATAGTGATGATTATGATATTAAAAAAATAGATATTTCGAATATTAACTTAGATTCTATTAATTTATATACAAATTATATTTCGAGTACATCAAATATTGATTTTAATTTGAATGGTAATATTATTGTAGAAACATCACAAAAAAATACGTTTAAAACTAATTTTAATTCATATATTTTACAGAATATATCTGATAATTATTCAATTTTATATAATATTTTATCAACTATTTTTTATAATCCATCTAAATTTACAAACGTATATACATATGCAAAAAATTTATATTTTCAAGTATTATTAACAAATGATGGTTTTGGTGGATTTAGTTTATCGGGAATAGGATCATCTACATTTAGTGAACAAGATAATACTGGTAATAATATAATGAGTCAATATTTACAAAAAATATTAAATCAAAATTTTAATAATTTAACAATTACAAATAACTATTATCTATCAATAATTAGTAATTCAATTAATACATATAGTGCAGCTTTTCAATCTAATTGGAATAATATTAATAATACTATTCAAAAGTCAAATTATATGATTAATATGAATAAAAAAATCAATTATTTGGAAAATACAAGACAATATGTTCAAATTCAAATGAATGCAAATTTGTTTATAACATCTTATGATATTACAAATGTTTATGCATATAATAATGATGGAGTAAATATTGCTACATTCTATGTTAATGCAAATAACTTTGTTCGTTCAAGTTCATCTATTTTTAGTATGAATTTATATTTAAATGATTTTGGTAGTAATATTAGTAATATATTTTTATTAAAAAATACTTATACATTTTCTACAGGAAATATTGATAATATAAAAACTTCAAAAATAAACAATATTTATTATGCAGATACTACATATACAAGTAATGTTAATGCATTTATTGGTAGAAATCAATTATATAATGAAGGTTCAAGTATTCATGGTAATTATATTTTAGAAGATTATATAATAAATTTATATGATTATATCAATGTAACTTATAAACAATATTTAACATCTAAACAATATACATCATCTATTGATATTTTACCAATAATTAACAATAATATATTATATAAATATACAACTGATAACTATCATGATTTACTAAATAATATTAATAAAAGAATTGTTTATTTAGTAAATGATATTACACCCGCTGGAGGAACATATTTACGTTTTCTAACTGATTTTCAATATTTAACAGATGCAATTAAATTAAACAGTTATGTATATGATAATTTAATATTTAGTTTTTACAACACAGCTATGATTAAGGGATATTATTCTGCAAATTCAATTTCACAGGTAGGAACTTTAAATATACCTATGAATGTTTATCCAGAATGTTTATCATTTACTAGTTTTATTCAAAACATGTTTAATTCTAATATATATCCTTTTTTTACTACACCTAGCGGATTATTATTACAAGAATATATTTATTATATATATGGATCACAATTAGATGTAAATAATGTATCAAATATTGGATCAATTAAAAGTGATAATTTTACTTATGCAAATATTCAAAGACTTGGAAATGTATTAGCTTCTTCAATTGTATATGATGCAAGTAATGTAGTAGTTCAATTACATGATTCTAATATTCAACCAAGTTATTTTAATAATAAAAATTACCAATATAATATAAATCCTCATTTATACTATTCATATTTAAATCTTGGATATATTGAGAATTTATTATCATTAAGCGTATATGGTAACATTGATTTAAAAATAAAAAATTATATAGATTTTAAATATTCAGATATTGATAATGTAATCACAAATGTATTAAATTTTTATGTTGGTTCATCAGATTATCATTCAACGTTTGGTATACCAAATGTTACTCTTTCTTTATCAAATAGTACTTTCTATTCGAATGTTTCTGGATATTCAACAATTAAAGATAATATATTAAAATATGAAGGTAATATATCAGTACCACCAAATAATTTAAATATATGTTTATCTGATTTAATATTTTATTCAACACATCGGATAAATAGTTCTCAAACTCAAAATGAAACTAATCTTATATCTAATGCTAATGTTTATGTTCAAGATGTTAAGAATCTTATAATGTATTTTAATGATTATTTAGATAATTTACAATTTATTAGATATATGATATTAAATGACACGACAGTTACATCTACTGTATTAACAAATAAATTAAAATTAACATCTTATTCAAATCTTGATACACTTAATATTAATGATTATACATTAGAATATTATAGCTCAAATGATATGTATATAGCATTAAATAATTATAGATCAACATATGTATATAATGATATATTAACAACATTTGATACAGATACTCAAAATTATTATAATTATGTTGTTAGTATAAATAATACTATTGACATTGGGTCATCATTAAAAGATGTATCAGATCAAACCTCTATATTATATCCTCTTTCAGATATTTATACAATTGTAAATACTCAAAAAGTATATGGTAATATCTTTATTCCAAATATAACTTTAATTAAAACATATTTACTTGATAAGCAATCTATTTTTACAAATTATTATAATGAATATATAAATAATAGTTATGTTTTAAATTTAAAAGATGATATTGAATTAAATACAATCAATAATAGTATTAAAAGTATAAATTTAACTTCAAACCAATATATTCCAACACTTTCAACAATGGATCAATTTGGTGTTTATAACAGAAAATTATTTGGATATAATGTTTATCAATACAGTGATTTTATATATGATAAAACATCAAGTTTAACATATTTATTTACAACACAAAGTAATCTTGCAAATGTAGACACATATACAGTTCCATTTTTAGATACATATGTATATGATAATTATTATAAAACTTATGAATTTCAATTAAAACGTATTCAATCATATTTCTTTAATAATGTACATACACCAAATGATTCTGATTTAAAATATTTAAAACCATATTATGCATTAGAAAATTATGATATCAATAATTATAATCCACTTTTAATAATGCAAGTAAATAAATTATATAATAATGAAATTCCAACATATATATCAAGTAATATTACAACATTAACAAAATTAGATAATAACTTTAATGAATTAGACTATAATGTAAATAGAATAATAAATAATAGTATGTATTATGTTGATACATTAAAAATACTTGATAACATTACATCATTTTCAACGTCAAATTTAAATACAATGACATCATTTCTTGCAAATAATATTGTATATACATATTGGATATTAGAAAATGAAAACCCACCATCTGGTAATACAACTCCATATTCATTATTAAATAGAGGAAATATTACATTTTTAACTAATAGTAGTCATAATACGACTATTCCGATTATTAATATAAATAATAATGATTATATAGACTTAGGAGCCTATAATACTACTAATTCATATGAATTATTTCAATGTAGTTTATATTATTTATTATGTGATTTATATTTATTAGATGGAAATATGAGAGTAAAATACAATGATATTAGTACATATTTTACAACTACAACTTATACAAATATCTATAGAACACTCGTATCTGAATATTTTTATTTAATATTACGTGGTAAACAAGTAATGCAAGAATCAATTATATCAACAGTTAAATATTCAGATATTTATAATATTATTCAAACTACAAAAGTATATGATATATTAAATGAATGGTATTTAAATAGCTTATTTGATACGAATCGTTATGATTTATTTAATGTTTCAAATGATTATAAGATTCCAGAAATACAAAATAACCATCTTTATTCTGAAAATTATATGACTGTTTTTTCAATTAAGAATGCAATAAATGACAAAAATTTTCAACATTTAATTGATTTAACAAATTACAATAACAAATACACTCAATTTTATTACTTAAACTCACCAACAATCTCAAATGTTACTCTTCTAAAACAATTATATTTATCAAATATCAATAATAGTAATATTACATTCTTAGGTAATACAGGTGTTTTAGCAAACACCTCCTATAGTAATTTGTTAGTAACAACATTAGATTATAATGAAATATATTCAAGTAATTTAATTACATATGGAGCAAATTTATATGCGAATATATGGTATATTAATAGTAGTATTCCAACAGGATATGCGAATTTAACAATTACATTCAATGATTTAAAGATAATAAAAGGTAATATAATTCAATATTATATAAATGAAATTAAAAACTCAAATGTTATTACAAATTATTTATATTATGATTCTGTTTCAAACACTAATATTCAATCAATTCCAATAAGCAATATTACATATAATGGAAATGTGATTTCAAATATAAATATTAACTTGAATGATAACACATTAAATATTCAAGGATATTCGGGAAAATATTATAAATTCGATTTTGATTATCTTCCAAAATTATATGATTATGAAGTAAAACGTGGAAATTTAAGTATAAAATTAAACCATTTTTATGATAATAATTTTTCGAATATATATGATAGTTTGTTTATTCAGTATAAGAATTTATACATGGATAATACATATATTGTAACAAGTAATATTGATATCACACAATATTCAGGATATATGTATTTTAGTAATTTTATAAATGATTTAAAAACATTAGTTGTTGATCATGATTTTCAATATAATTTAACACTTACAACTAGTAATTTTAATGTATCAAATGGAAA